AAGAGCTTATCCTTTCTGCTCGGTTTCCGAGCGCTGCTTTAAAATGTCCACGGCCTTGGTGATGGCTGCCGGGATGGGCAGGCCCATCAAGCCCGCGTTTTCGATGATGGAAATGGTCTCGTTACAGATAAAGCCGATCACTACGGCATCCCGCACAAAGGTGGAGCCCATCACGGCATCCAGCCTGCAGGCTACCAGCACGATCAGCAGCGTTTCGCCCTTGCGGCACAGGCCCTTCCAGCCTGCCCGGCTTTCCAGCGTGCCACTTTTGGTCTTGGGGCTGGCGTGGAACACGCCCGCCACGATCAGCCCGGTGATGTAGTCGATCGCCATAAAGATGATGAGTGTCTGCAGCGCTGCGTCCCACCCGCCGAATAAGCTGGCAAACGCAGCGCCCAACGCACCCACGGCCATGCAGAAATAATCTTTCACGTTCACACCTCCATCACGGGGATGCCGTAGTCCTCGGCGCACTGGCGTTCGATACGGCAGCCGCGGGCATTCTGCCAGCCCGGGGCAAAGACTGCCACATCGGCCTTTGCAAGGAACTCGATGCTCCGGGCCAGATAGTCCAGCGGCTTTGCTGCCGGGCCGAAATCGTCAAAGAAGGTTTCCAGCGGATCCACATCTTCACCCAGCAGGGCCTTTGCCTTGCTGATTGCGGCATCACGCTCCTGCAACACTTGCTCGTCCGATAGGCCGTTCATGGGCTGGCTGATAAAAAGCTTCTTGCTCATCGCTTATGCTCCTTTCACTTTGCCCAGCCCGGCACGCTGGATGATGCCCGCATAGTCCTTGTAGGCCACGCTCAGGTCTGCGCCCTTGGTAATGCCGGGTACCTTGCCGCTGCTGGTGTACTGCCACATGCCAAAGGCCCAGTCGGGGGCGGGTTTCTTGCTGCGGTAGGCTGCCAGCCATACGTCGTAGGGCTTGAGGGCCGCGCCGCCCATGCAAAGGTTGGTCTGCCCGAAATACAGGCCGGTGTAGAGCATGGCGTACACGCCCCAGCTCTCCACCACGCTCAGGCAGTGGGCCACGATATCAGTCAGGGCGGACTTGCTCAGGGCCTCCTGCAGCTTGTCCTCGATGTCCACAGCCACCGGCAGCTGGAACGTCCTGCCGCCCAGCGCCTGCTTGAACAGGGCCAGTTCCTTGTCTGCCTGCACTCTGTCGGTGGCCTTGAAGTAGCCATACACGCCCACCGGGATGCCCAGGCGCTGGCACTCGGCGTAGTTGCGGGCAAAATAGGGGTCAATGTAGGGCTTGCTGGGTTTGCCCTCTTTGCTGTTGCCCATGGCCCGGATCATCACGCCGGAGACAAGGCCGCTTGCCTTGACCTTGTCCCAGTCAATTCTTCCCTGCCAGCGGGAAACGTCAAGAATTGTTCTGGGCATTGATCTGCGCCTCCTTCTCGGTCAGCATCTCGGTCAGCTCTGCGTACTGTTCATCGGTCAGCTTGTTGGCGGCGTAGAAGATATCCAGCTTCTTTGCCAGACCGGCGGTCTGGTCGCGTTCGATCATGCGTTTGCAGGTGTTATAAAGTGCCATAGTAGTTCTTCCTTTCTTTTTACGCGGTGGTTTCAGTCGTTTCATCATCGGTCACGCCCAGCTCCAGAAGAGTCAGGCGGTAGTCCTGGTCAAGGTTCAAAGCGTCCGCGTCGGCCAGAGCGGCCCGCAGCACCGCCACCGTTTCCGGCAGCTGGTCCTTTACTTCCTGCTTCTTGCGTTCTTCTTCCTGTGCGGCAAGCTCTTCCTCCGTGTATCGGATGTACCTCTGGATGGGCACCTGTTCGGTCCATGCAGCCTTCGCAGGCACGCCCGGAACGTCGATCACCTTGCGCACATCCTTGCCGCCGTTCGGGTATTCGGCCACGGTCTCATAGTAGCTTACTTCTTCCACGCCTTCCACAGCGGGGTGTTCCAAAGGTTCCGTGTCACTCACCAGGTACCCAAACGTCAGGTCCGGGTTCTCAATGATGGTGCCGGTCTCGTCAAGAATTTTCATAAGTCAAAACCTCCTTTCTCAGGCCACGCGGTGCCAGATGTGCACATAGTAGGCGGCGGGCTGCACGGTATCAGATGCTCCGTAAATGGAGTTACAGCGCGATGCATCCATGCCAAACTCATACCAGGGGTAGGATCCGTCGGAATCGCCCGTGACACGGCCGGTCTTTCCGAGAGGTTTGGTGTAGAACGCGCCGTCCGTTTGCAGTGTATACCAACCGGAGTTCGGATCAAACTGGTTGCTGCTGCCCTTGATGTTGGGCAGACCCGCCTCAACAGTGCTGCCCGCCGCGTGGGTGCTGGACGCGCCCATCAGCACCCGCTCGGAGGCGATCTCCTCCCAGCTGCCGCCGAACAGTGCGGCGGGACTGGTGGGGTCGGTGCTCTGGTAGATGCTGCCCACCGGGTACGCTTCCACGCCTTTCACTTCCAGCTGCAGCGTGCCGTCCTCGGCCACTGTAAAGCCCTCGCCCACCTTGATGCATCCGGGCTGCAGCGCCGTAGCAATGGGCAGGCTGTAGCTAAGGGCCGTTCCATCGCCCAGCACGATGTTCAGCGTCCCGTCTTTTTCTGTAATGCTCTTGACGTATGCGCCCTTCGTGTCCACCGCGCCCACGTCCTGCGCCGTCAGGGGTGTACTCTTTCCGGTGCCGCCGTGTTCTGTGCCCAGAATACCGGCCATGTTTTCCAGGTTTGCGGTATCCTGCGTCTGCATCGTTCGTACGCTGCCGTCGCCCAGTGTCAGGGTCAGCGTCCGGCCTTCCAGCGTGATGCTCTTCACGTATCCGGCGCTTTTCTCCGGCACTGCGTTCACGTCCTCCGCGCCCAGCACCACGCGCCCGCCTTTGCCGTTCACGCTCACCACTGCGCCGTCCTCCGGCGGTGCAAAGTTTTCGGCCCGCAGTGCTGCCGCTTCTGCCCGGTCTGCATCCGCCCCGGCGCTCTCCTGCGCTGCATCGGCCCGGTCTGCTGCGGCCGCCGCCTCGGCCCGCGCTTTTTCTGCCGTGTCCGCATTCCGTTTTGCCGCTGCGGCCGCGTTCCGTGCTTCGCAGGCCGCGCTCTGGGCGCTGTTCGCATACCCCAGCACCTGCGCCACAAAGGTCTCGTACTGCGTCGGGCTGATCTCCGCGTCGCCGTCGGTGGCAAGGGTCTCGTAGCAGTCGTATTTTGCGGGCCGTGTCAGGGCCCGGTATCCGTTTTCGCCCAGCGCCAGCAGCATCCAGCTGCCGCAGGGGCTGGCGGTAAATTCCTTGCCCACTGCTGCGCTGTGCTCTTCGTCCAACAGGACCGGTGTTGGCAGTGTGCCGTCCTGCCGCTGGATGTGCAGCGTCACAGCACATCCGGCCCACTCCTGCGGCAGCTCAAATTCCAGCCTTTCCACATTGGCGCTGCTCTGCCCGCCCAGATGCAATACCCGCATCTCCGGGCCAAACTCCACACCGCCAAAGTTTTTCCGAATAATTTTTACCCGCATCCCGCTGCCTCCTTCCGTCCTTCTCAGCCTATCACACAAAAGTCTGCAATAACACTGCGGACTTTTTTTCCAACTCTTCCATTTCAAAAAAACCACATATACAAATCCCCCGGCGTGAAACTTATCGCGCCGGGGGATTTGTCCTTTTCTTACCTCACTGCCGCATACGGGTCCGGTTCCGGTCCTTCCTCTGCTTTCTTTTCTGCCTCCTCCACCCACTGGGCAAAGTTTTTCTCCGTGTACAGCTCTTTGCCGTCCGCGTCCTTAAGCGCCAACAGCATTTCTTCCATCTGCTGCCGGTCTGCATCACTGCCCGCCAGGTATTCCGGCTTTGCCGTCTCGGTGATCTCGCTCTTCAGCGTCGTCGTGTTCTTGCCCGCCTTCGCCAGCCTGTCATATTCTTCCTGCACAGCACCTGCGTCCCAGCTGTCCACCGCTTCCACAAGGTCATCTGTCACACTGTCGTTGTCGCCCTTCAGCTGCTTGTCCGCCAGCTGGTTCACCGCGCCGGTCACACAGTCGATCACGTCCTCGCGCTTGCCCTTCGGCAGGCCCAGCACTTCACTCAACTGTTCGATCATCTCGTTTTCCAGCTCGTACCGCTTCTGGTCGTTTCCTGCATTCTGCTCTTCAGCCGCCTGCCGCACCCGCGCATCGTACTTTATAAGACGGCTCTTCAGCTGGCTGTACATCTTGTTTTCCGCAATGGTTCCTGCTTCCACCATAGCGTTCAGCTTCTCCACTGCGGCCTTTGCTTCGTCGCTGTCGCCGCCGGCATAGGCGTTGTACAGCCGGTCATACTGGCCGGTGGCGCTTTGCGGCACAGAGTTAAAGCTGAACTGTCCTCCGTGCGCAAGGTTTTCAAGGTCACCATAGTAGCCCTTTACCGCTTCTACGATCTTCCGTCCATTGCCGTAGGGTACACCCGCCACTTCAAAGCTGTCCTCCAGCAGCGTCATGCTGCGCCGCATCAGCTTATCGTGGTGCTTTTGCAGCTGTTCTTCGTCCATTTCACTGGTGTCTTTCCGGAACTCCGCAAAAAACTTCTGCACGTCTCCTGCCAGATCGTTCACCACGCTGATGCTTGCTGCACTCAACACATCGTAATCCTTGCCGTTCACAGCATTATCGATCAGGCTGTATAACTCACTTCCGTACAAAAAGTTTCCTGCAAAACTTTCTGTGTACAGGCTCGCAAACCGTTTCCACATGCTCTTCACGGTCACATCGCCGTTCTCGTCCTGCTCCCGGTCCCACCGGTGCAAAAGAAAATCTGCACCGATCTTCATGATCGCAAATACTGCTGTCTGTACCGTCTGGCTCACAATGGCCCGGTTCCGCTGCTGTGTTGCCCGCTGCAGTTCTGCTTTGTTCTCATCGCTCTGGTTCTGCCGGTAACGCTCCGCCTGTGCTTTGTAATCTCCTATGGCATCTGCCAGAATGCCGTAGTTCTGGAAGCGCTGGGTGGTAAACATGGTCAGCTGCTTCAGCAGTTCGTTAGGGTTGCGCTGAATGCCCGCCCGCTGCATCACGGTGTAGTTGGGCTGTGTCTGCTCGATCACCTTCTGATAGGTGCGGTTCACCGCTTCCCAGTAGGCCGGGCTGCCTGTCACCTCCGCGCCTTCAAACTCGGCCGTGTGGTTCTGCACGTATCGCTTGCTACCTTCCCACAGCGCCGCCACAGTCACTTCGTCCATCCCGTTGATCCAGCCGGTCAGCCAGTTCGGCAGCTTGTCCATACCCTTTTCGGCAAGGGTCTCCCGTTTTCCAATGCTGGCAAGCTCGCCGTTCTGGCTGCCGCGCTTGCGCCAGTCCAGCAGCACGTCTCCGTGCTCTTTGATCTCCGTTTCCAGCGCTGTCCGCGCCTTGGGCGAAAGGTTCTTCACAAACGGCACCACTGCCGCCATGGTGTCGCCGCCCAGCACTGCCGCGGCCGTGGGCAGGCTTGCCGCCTGTGCAATGGCAACGCCCGGGTTCAGCGTCAGCACCGCGCCTGCATAGTTTCCGCGCAGGTTTCCCAATACTTTGTTAAAGGTGCTGGGCCGCTTGCGCTGGGTAGTCTGCAGGTCGGTCAGCAGGTCATCGATGTAGCTCACCGCATCCTTGCCCCACTGTTCCTTGATGATGCCGTTCTTCAGGTTTTCAAGGCCTTCCCGCGTCTCCACGCCGCTGTTCAGGATCTTCTGCACGTCCCGGATAGGTGCCGCAAGCCCCGCATACGCTGCCGTATCCCGCAGGCTGCGCTGCACTACGTTCGCGCATTCTTCCAGCAAAATGGGCTGTCCGCTCTTCACGCGGTTCTTCAGGAAACCGCGTCCCTCAATGGTGGCATCCAGATTCAGGCCGTCGATCTGGGTCGCCAGCACCGATTTATCCACCGCAATGGGGTAGTAGTTTTTCACGGTTGCCCGCTGGTAGCCCACCAGCTGCAGGCTCGTCTCATTGATGAGCTTCGTGGTGTAATTGTCGAAGAACTCCTTCATGTCCGCGCACCACGCCCTGTCATAGTCAGTCATGGCCGCTTCCACCGTCTGCAGGATGCTGTCCGCTGTCGGGGTCCCGTCCGCATCCGTCAGCATTCCCAGATGTACGGTCTGTCCCTTCTGGTAAGCCTGCTCGATGTCGCCCTTGTTGTACAGCTTTGCATCCGGGATCGTAAGTCCGCCGTTCATCAGGTGGTTCAGGCTGTCGGTGTTGTGCAGGTGCATGTACAAACTGCACAGCTGCGCATGGGTCAATTCGGCTTTCTTTCCCTTCACATCGGTCAGGCCCACGTCCACAAGGTCTGCGCCCGGGCCTGCAAAGTTCTGCATTTCCTTCACGTGTTCTTTTCCGGTCACGTTGGCAAACAGCTTTTCGCCTTCCACGGTGATCTTCGTCTGCCGGTATTGGCCGTCGTTCAGCATGGTTGCCATCTTTTCCATCTGGCCGTTTTTCGCGTAGCCGCCCAGCATACGGAACACCCGCTCCGCGCCCAGCATATCCAGCTGATACTTTGTCAGCAGATTGTGCATGCCGTCCAGCTTTCCGCCGGGGTGGTTGCCCTTGCTGGCATTCACCTCGCTGGCTGCGCCTTCTGCGATCGCGCTCACTTCCTCAGCCTTTGCAAGGCTCACCGTCTTGTTTGCATTGCGGATCACATGCAGCGTCGAGCTGGTAATAGCCTTCAACATCCGCATCTGATCCACTGTCATGGGCAGATAGGTGCGGTTCTCCGTCTCCCGGATGCGTTTGCGCAGCCGTTCCTGCAGCGCCCATGCTTTCTCGCTGTCCGGTAAAGCTTCTGCCTCAGCCAGCTGTTCGTGCAGTTTGGTCAGCTTCGCGTCCTTTGTCGTCTGCAGGTCGTCCCGCAGCGTCTGGATCAGGGTATCCACGCCGGTCTGTTTCCATTCTTCGGTCATGGCGTTGGGGCTGCTCTCACTGCCCGCGCTCTGCCGGATCCGGTCCTGCAGCCTCGTCAGCTGGTTCACGGCCCGTTCGTTCAGAATGGTCATGTCCGCCAACTTTGCCACCTGTGCTGCCGCATCGATCAGCCCCGGCTGCACATACTTGTCCTTGCTGGGCCGCAGAAGCATCTGGTTCAGCTGCGCCGCGTTCTGCCGGATGCTGCGTTTCAGCTCATCCATCTTCCGTGCATCCCGCGCCCGCTGCACTCGCTTTTCCGCCAGCATCTTCTGGTAAGTTGCAGCATCCAGCGCAATTTCCTGTGCTTTGTCTGCATACGCGTTCCACTGTGCCTCGGCCTCTGCTTCCCGCCGAGCCTGCTTTTCTGCCCACTCAGCCCGCTTGCGCTCGTTTTCTGCGTCCCAGTCCTGAAGTTCCTGCTCCTGTATGAGCAGCGAGCGTTCTGCCCGGTCTGCGCGGTTCTGTTCTCCCTTCACCGCTTCGGCCAAGTAGGCGTTTTCTTCTCGCAACTCACCCATACGTTCGTTGTACCACAGATACGCCTCATCCAGCATCTCCTGCCGTTCAGCTTTCAGCCGCTTTGCCTGCTCCTTCAGCTGCCGTTCAAACCGTTCCCTCAACACAGTCAGAGACTCATTTACATCACCGGATGTCTTAAATCCTTCCTGCGCCAGTTCCGGGTTTCTCTCTGCCCAGCCTTTCTCCAGTGCTTCGCGTTGCATATCGTGGGTGTTTCGGCTCATTCTGCGGCCAAACTCCCGCTGCTGTGCTTTCTGTACACCGCGCAGTTTCCTTGTTACCTCTGCGGCACGTTCCTCGCTGCCTGCTGCGGCTCTTGCCACATCCATATTGTGCTGCTGGATACCCTCAAAGATAGCCTCGGCATCGGTCATTTCCGGTGTCGCCATAATGTCACCGATGATCCGGCCCGCCAGTTCGATCTTTGCATCCTCATACTCTGCATCGTCTGCAAACCGGCTCATAGTCGCAGGCTTGATGGCATCGTGCAGGTTCATCAGCACATTCAACCATTCGGTGCTTTCCATGCTCATTGCACCGTCCACACCCGCCTGCTGCGCTGCCGCTTTCCACAATGCCTTTGCACCGTCGCTGGTGCCGCCCATAGCGCGGTTGTCATTGATCACGCTTTCGTACTGCTGTGCCGGGTTGCCATCCCGCACGCCGTCGGCCTGCCGCAGGCTCACGCCGTGCTTCCGTGCCTCCGCCACCGCTGCGCTCCAGCTGCCGTAGGCTTTCACCAGCTCTTCCTTCGCGCTGCCGTTTTTGTTCACGGCGTATTCCAACCTGTGCAGTTCCGGGTATTCGTCCCACAGCTCACTGTTGCGGTAAACTGCCCCGTCCAGAATTTCTCCCGCCAGCGTTTCGGCCAGCGCATTGGCTTTTTCCATGTCCGCGCCGTCGGCCTTCAGGTAGTCCACCAGCACCTCGGTTTCCCGCGCAAGCTTGGCCCGGTCCACCTTACTGCCGTTCGCCTTTGCCCAGCGGCTGGCCAGTCCTTCCATGGCCGTCCGGCTCACCTTCACACCCCGTGTCAACCCAAAGAACTGGCTCAGGGTGTCCAGTGCTGCAGCCTTGTCCGCAATGGTGCGGCTTGCCATCTGCTGGTCGTTCTTCTTCGCATCCCGGCTGGCCTGCTCTGCCAGCTGGAAACGCACGCCGGGCACGTTCTCGTTTTCTATCACGTCCACGCTCTTGACATTTCCTTCGTCATAGCGTAAACTTGCAATAGAACCATACTTGGATATGCGTAACGGCAATTGGAGCCTATTAACAGCTAACCATGTATCGGTTCTTTTTTTATTCGGATCAATGTACAACAGTTGGTCACGGTTTAAAAGCCCCTGCACATTTCGCTTTCCGTAAGCACTGGTCACCATAATGTTGTCCAGTTCCAGCCCCTTGTTATTTGTGGGCAGCAGCTCCAGCGAGACATCCACCGGCTTTCCGGTTTTATCATACACTTCGCCAAACATATAAATGCGGCTTGCATAGTCCGCGTTTACGCCTGTGTCCGAGTGCAGCACGATCACCGGGTTTTCCAGCACCTGCGGCACCTGTTTGATGATGTCCTTCGTCATAATGGAATCATCCACACCCGCAGCAAAATTTTCGGCGCTGTGCTTTGTCAGGATTTTCCGAATTTTTCCGCTGTCCCAATAAATGTTCTGGTCCTTCACGCCAATGCTTTGCAGCACTTCAGAGGTAGAACCCACCCGGATTCGCTTCGACCACGTTGCCTTCAGGTCAATTTTGTCCACTTCATTCTCAAAGTGTTCGTCCAGCTGCAACCGGATATTTTTCTTTACAGGAACATCTGTTTTCTCCAGCTCGGCAAATTTCACACCCTCCAGCTTGACGTCTTGGTTGCCGTATGTTATACTGCCTACAAGACCACTGGATTGTAGTTCGCTAGGCATTTGGAAGCCTAGTGTCCGGAACAATTCGGTGGTTTTTTCTTTGCTTTCAGAGATATATAACACATCACTCCTGCGTACAAAACCTGCCGGATCATTATCCTTTGTATAGGCACTGGTCACTTTCTGCATATCGTTCAAAACGATGTGGTCTTCAACCGGTCGCAGGTCCAGCACACACAGCACCGGCCTGCCATCCTGTGCTTTCACACTGCCAAACATCACAAGGCGGGTGTTCTGGCGGCTGCGCCCCTTGTTCTGGCTGGTCAGCACCATCACCGGATCGTCCAGCACTTCCGGAATACGCTTGATTTCTTCCAGCGTCATTTCCGGGTGGTCGTGCAGAATGCGGTCGATCTTGTCACTGTTCATGTAGATGTCATTTTCCCGTGCACCGAGCTGCTGCAGTGTGTCACCGGTTCTGCCCAGAATAAACACCTCGTCATCCGAGCGTCCTTCTCTGTCCCACTCGTCAATTTTCCCTGCATATTCCGGGTTGATTTCATACCTTGCACCTTCCGCCGCACCCTTGTTCTCAAGGGCTGCGGCGTTTTCTTTTGCGGCGCGCAGGCTGTCCATAGCCCTCTCCGCATGGGCAAAGTATTCGTCCTGCAGCACCCGCTTTTCTGCCGCCGCAAGGCGCTGTGCTTTCAGTGCAGCTTTGTTCTCCGGGTCTCTTGCCAGCACTTCCTTTGCGCGGCTCACGATGTCGCTCAAAAGCTCCTTCACCTTGGTCATCACCTTGTGGATGCCGCCTGCCTTGCCTGCGTTCTTTTCAGCCTGCCCGCGCTGGAACTCCACCCAGCGCTTAAAGCTTGCTTCATCGCTGAAGATGCCGCGCCATGCGTCCGCCACAAGTTCTTCTGCGGCTTCCTCGTAGCTCAGCCCCTGCTGTGCATAGTCGGAAAGCTTTCCCCGGATCATCTCGTCAATGCCTTCAAAGCCCTCGCTCTTTGCCAGAAATTCCAGTGCATGCTGCTGCAGTGCCTGCGCACCCTCTGTATCCAGTGAGTTGTACCAGTGGTAGTCCTCGTGCAGGATCGTGCCAAATACATCCTCTGCCCGGTCGCTGAAGAAAATGCGCGCCGTCTCGGTGTCCACATAAGCCCTCACCCGGTCGCTGCCCTGCAGCACCGTTTTCAGCACCGCATCCGTGTTCGTGGCCTTTGCATTCAGTTCGATCAGCTGCGTGCCCACCTCGTTTGCCGTGCGCATCGTTCCCTTATACAGCACCCGGCCGCTGCCGCTGGTGCTTTCTGCTGTCAGCCTTCCGCCAAGGCTTGCGCGCTGCATGTTTCCGGCTTCCAGTTCTCCGCGTCCCTGCAGCCATGCCAGCTGCAGCGCTGCCCGTCCGCCGTCCTGTGCCAGCACGTAATCGGTGTTCACAGCAAGGCCGCTCATGCCCTGCGCCAGCTCCATAGCCTTGTCAAAGGTGGGCACATCTTCCATCTGTCCCAGCCGGTACAGGCTGCTGGCCGCGGCCGCATACCGCCCGGCATCTCCAATTTCTGTCGGCATGTTCCTGCTGATGGTCGCACTTGCCCCATCCGATACCTGCCATCGGGTCAGCTCCTGCTGCACCTCCCGCTGCTTTGTGGTCAGGCTCTGCTGTTCAAGGCCGTAAGTTTCCCGCATCCCGCCAGACTGTTCCGCCGGGCTGCTTTCCACCCTTTCCCCGGTGTTCTCCACGGCAGCTCCGCGCCGGCCCAGCTCACTTTCCGTCTGTGCCTGCTGCGCAGATCTGTCAGCTTCCATTTTTTCTACAATTGCGGCCGTTTTTTGTGCTTCAACTGTCGCGTTTTCGGTAGCTGCGGCCGGAGCCTGTGCTGCCCGCTGCTGTGTTGTCATTTCCCGCAATACCTGCCGGGTCTTTGCTGCCGTTTCCGGCAGCTCAATACCGTATTCTTCCGCAAAGGCAGCGCGGTTCGCTTCATTGGCCGCATTCGGTGTAAATAGGTTGATGGTCTTGCTCGTAAGCTGCCCATCCTGCACAGCCGGGTTTTCGCTCTGTACCATCGGCGCAGTATCCTGTATGGTCGCAAATCCGCTTGCCGCCCCCGTCACTTCCGGCTGCACCGTTTCCTGTGTAGCAGCCGCAGGTTGTCGGATGCCTGCCGCAGCTTCTTCCGGTGTCTGCTGCATCGCCGTTCCCGGCTCCTGTGCCCGCACTTCGTCCTGCAATGCCTGCCGTGCCTGTTCCACCTTTCCTTCGTAGTATGCCTGCTTCACATTACCCACAATGCTGGCATCGCCGCCGTTCATCTTTGCAAGCCCTGTGCCCACAGCACCGCCCAAGGCACCGGATGCACCGCCCGTCAGGCCGCTTTCCAGCGCCGTAAAAAAGGTGTCGCTTTTAAACAGGTCTGCCGCCGCTTCGCTGTCGCCCAGCGCTGCATCAATGGCCTTGTCCGCGTAGGTCTCCACAAAGGCCTGCATGGCGTTGTCCACGCCGCCGGAAATGGCATTTGCCACCGCCGGGTACTGCTGCGCCAGCGTTCCGTCCGCCGCCACGCTGCGCACCATGTCCGCCAGTTTGCCCGCCAGTGTATCCTTTGCGTAGTCACTGCCCATGGTCTTTGCAAGGTCTGCTGCGCCCACACTGTTGATGGCCCAGCCCGCGCCAAACTTTGCAAGGCCCCCGGCCAGCGTCTTGCCTGCGCTCTCGCCTTTTTCAATGCTCTGGCCCATGGCTTCCGCACCGCCCTGCGCACTCAGCACCGGCAGCACCCATGCCGGGTCAATGGCCGCCACCGCAAGGTTCTCGCCCGCGCTGCTCACAATGCCCAGTGCCTGCTTTGCAATGGGGCTAAGGCCCGCCTGGGCAGCGGCGGTCAGATCCTGTCCGCGCTTGTACAGCTGATAGCCAAAGCTCTTCTCCGGGTCTACGCTGTCATGCACTTCCGTTCCGGCAATGCGCGCCCGCATGTTGTCGATCTCCTGCTGCGTGTAACCTTTTTCGATCAGCTCTGCATCCGTGTAGGCATCGCTCTGCGTTGTTTGTGCCGCCGGAGCACTGGCCATTGCACCGCTGCTCTGTGCCAGCTGCAGCGTGTTGTCCCGCGCTGCATACCGCGTCTTTCCGCCGGTCATCAGGCGCAGCAGCTCCTGCTGCCGGTCGTCGCTCTGTACATCCTGCTGCAGCTGCTTCCAGTTCCCGCTGGTCGCCGCTGCATTCTTTGCGCTCTGTACACCGGTCTCTCCTGCCAAAAATATGCTTGATGCCACCGTGTCCCCAATGCCGCCAATGGTATTGGCCGCACGCCGCGCTGCACGCTGTCCTGCAGGCAGCGCATCAAAGTCGGCAATGTACTGCCGCGCTTCGCTGATCTCCTTGCGGCTGTATCCCTTTGCCAGCAATTCCGCGTCGGTGTAGTCCCGTCTGCCCGCACTCTTTTCCGGCACTGCTGCTCTGGCTGCAGCACCGCTCACGCTCTGGGGCTGCATGGCGTTGTTTCCCTCAGCATAGCTCTGTCCACCGGTGCCAATGCGCATCAGCGTCACAAGTTCTCGGTGCTTCGGGTCAGCGTCCATCCACTGGTTCAGCCGGTCAAAATCACTGAAGTCGTCCGTCGCTTTCAGGTCTTCCGTGTACTGCTTCACCTTCTGCGCTGTCTGTGCGTACCAGCCTTCGTCTCCGCCGGCAATGCCTGCAATGCGCTGGCGCTCAGTGGGCTGCACCGTTCCCGTCACCTTTGCCGCTGGGGCTGCAGCGCTCTTCGCGTTCAGCCATTCCGGCTGCGCAGTGCTGCTGCGTGTACCTGTACCGCTGTCGGTCACAATGCCGCTTTTGCCCGGATATGCCTGTGTGCTGCCTGCTTCCTGCGGCACTGTCAGCTGCAGCTTGTGGCTGCTGTCCGTGCCCGTCATCTGCGCCAGCACCCGTGCACCAAGACCTGTGCCTGTGTTCTGCCTTGCAGCCGCAGCCGGACTGGCAGCATTCTGTCCGCTGTTTTTCGCTTTCCAGCCCTCCCGCGCTTTTGCAATGCGTTCCGGTGTCCACTTGTCCGTAGTGTTTGCTGTTCCCGCAGCTGTATCGGCGCTCGCCGTCCGGTTTGTGGTGCGGCTGTTGTTTTTCGCTTCCCAACTTTCTCTGTCTTTTTTCAGTCTTTCCGGTGTCCATTCGCTCATAACTGCCGGTCTCCTTTATCGTTCCGCTTCCAGAATTTTCATAATGGACGACAGCGTGTTGTCCGTAATGCCGTCTGCAGAAAGCCTGCCCGCAATGTCGTCCAGACTGTAGCCGCTCGCCAGCATGCCGCGCGCCGTTGCAAGTCCGCTGCGCAGCGGACTGCTGCGGGCGTTTGCCCGCTCACTGGTGCCGCTGCTTCCCGCCGTGCTGTTTTTCAGCCACCCTGCGTCTGTCAGGGTCTTCTGGTAGAAGTCATACAGCGGGTCTGTCTCCTTCATCCCGGAGAATTTTGTTGCCATCGTCTGCAGCTGGCTGTTGGTAAAGCCGGTCGTTCCCGTCTTGCTGCTGCCAGAGCTTTTGTTTCCGCTCTTCGTGCTGCTCGTTCTGCTGCTCCCGCTGCCGGTCGTCTTGTAACGGTTATTCAGCGCCAGCTGGCCTGCTGCATAGCTCAGCTTGCTCTGGTTCTGCCGGTTTGCAATGGTTCCGTAATAATCAATGGCGTTTTCATCCAGTCCCGCCAGCTTCAGAATCGTGTTCGCGCCAGTGTCGTTGCCGCTGCCTGCAGCACTCATCGCATTTAATGTCGCATCCAGCTGGTCTTTTTCGTAGTCCGTCATGCCTTGCCAGTTGTCCAGCAGTGTTTCATCAAGCCCGCTCAGCCGCAGCGTTTCTCTTGCCGCCTCTGGGCTTCCTGCTTTCAGTTGTCCGATCGCGGTCTGTATGCTGCTTGCTTTGTTCTGTCTCGTTGCATAAGATTCCGTCCATTTGTCCACCATGGAGCTGTCCAGACCGTATAGATCACAGATTTGTTTTGCCCTCTCCGGGTCTCCGGCATCAAAGCTTTCTGCCGCCATCTGGTATCCTGCTATCTGGTTTTCAAGCTTCTGCTGGCTGTATCCCTTATACGCATCGATTCCTTCCATCACCGTGCTGCCAATGCCCTTCACGCTGTTCCACACATTGTTCCAAAAGTCGCTGTTCTCCTGTCGTGCCTGCTGGGTGCGGTCATAAAGGTAATTGCGCCAGTTTGCTGCATTGCTCACGCTGCTGTCATACTCGCCGCGTTCCAGTGCGCGCTGTCCCAGCAGGGTGTCCAGCCGGTCGCCCGCACCGGCAAGCTCCTGCTGCCACTGGGCCAGCGCGTCCGCCCGGGCCGCAGCAAGGGTGCTGCCGGTGTTTGCCGTCTGCGCCGCTGCTGCCTGCTCTGCCGCGCTCTTCGCATAGTCCGCGCCATACCCGCCGGAAAGCGCATCTGCGGTCGCTGCTGCAGCGTCTGCACCGGCATTCGCATTGCCCACCATCCGTGTCAGTGCGTCCTTGTAGCCGCTGTCTGCCGTGGTAAAGTCAAAGCCCGCGCCGCTGGCCGTGCCCATCTTGTCCAGCGTGTCGGCAATGCCCTGCGCATACTGGTCATCGTAGGCCCCCGGCATGGCGTTTTCCGCGTCCTGCAGGCGCTGCTGCGCGTCATTCAATCTCTTGATGGTCCCCATCCTTTTCTCCTTTCCTCAAATAAAGAATAGCGGCAGGATCTTCGCTGCAATGCTTGCCACCTGCAGCGCCCCGTTCATAAAATTCTGCCACCCGTTCTGCTTTTCGCTGTAAGCGTTGTCGTACTCGTTCTTTTTGTACTGCAGGCCTTCGGTCCAGTTGGCAAGGTCGTTCTGATACTGGCTGTAGTCCTGCTTTTCCGCACTCTGCAGCCCGCTCAGCTGCTGCTGCAGGCCGCTCTTCTCCGTGTTGTACTGAGCCTTGCTCTGGCTGTAAAGGCTGTCCAGCACATTGTCCAAGCTGTTCATCGTTCTGGCATAGGCGTTCTGTCCCGCCTGCGTGCCGTAGCTGGAGCCGTAGCCGCCGGTCATGGCGGCGGCGTTCGCCTGCGCATTCTGGTTTGCCAGCTTTGCCTGCCGGGTGTACTGGTTCTTGTACTGCTGGTAGGCTGCATCTGCATCCGGGTCGTAATCAAAATCTCCCATGTTTTCCAGCTTGCCCATCACATCCTTGATCTGGCCCTGATACTTGCTCTGGTAGTCCGCAGGCTTCGTTTTCTCATACTGTTCCAGGTTGTACCGCGCCGTGTTCAGGCGGTCATTGTTTCCAAACAATCCCATCTTTTATACTCCTTCCCCGTTCATCCGTTCCAAAAATTCTTCCGAGCAGTTCTCCCGGTCAATGTTCGTCAGCACATAGCCCAGCTGTTCCGTCAGCTGATACAGGTAATTCCGCAGCACACGGGCATCTTCTGCCGGCATCTCACTGCTGAAGGAAGGCAGTGCAATGCCTTCCAGTCCCGCCAAACTTGCCATTTCTATGCTCCTTTCCTATTTCCTCGGCTGTGCCGCGCTCACGCGTTCACCGGTCGCCGCCGCCAGCGTAAAAGCCACGCTGCGCAGCACCATCTGCCCTGTGCCGTAGATCCTCAGCTGCAGCGTATCTGCCCGCCGGGGCACAAAGGGCAGGTTGATGCGCTGGTGATCCTTCACTGCTGCGCAGGTGCCCAAAGTTTCAAAGACCCCGCCATCATAGCTTGCAGCCACCGTCACCACCGTGTGGGCCAGCGCATCCAGCCGCACCGTCACCCGGCTGATGTACTTGTCGTCCGGTACGCTCAGGCCAATGTCGCCGCTCACTACTTCAAACTGCAGTGCTGTTTCCTGTCCGGCATTCTCTGTGCTGCTTTCCCGGTCAGGATCTGCGGCCCACAGCACGCTGCCGTCCCACAGGTACAGCTGCTGCCCAGTTGACACCATCTCGGTACCTGCAGCGCTTTCCTCGTGCCACAGGCCCTTTTCCGTGTCGTATACCAAAAGCCGCCCGGCCTGCGTTCTGCCTGCCTTCTGGTGCAGGTACAGGTAATACCGCATGTCCAGGCTTCCCGCCATGGCCCAGTCCACCGCAGTCAGCCCGCTGGTGTCCAGCGAGGAAGAGACCTTTGTCGGCAGGCTTCCATCCCATGCCATCACCCCATCTGGCGAAAGATAGTACAGCGTCTCTGCGATCACGCACAGGCTGTTCGCTGCGTTTGCCGCCACGCCCCGGCAGCGCACGCTGCTCATCTGGTAGTCGCTGGGCTTTGTGCCGTACAGCTTGTGGATGCAGTTTTCCTTGAAGAACAGCAGGTATCCCAGACAGCTTGCTGCGCCGGTAAATGCGCCGTCGCTGCCCACGCTCACGGCATAGCTGTCCGCTGCAATGCCCTGATAGCTGTACCAGTTGGTCGGGTCGCCCAGAGCGCAGGCGTAAATGGTGTTTTCCCTTCTGCTGCATCCCCACACCCGGTTTCCCTGCTCTGTCACAAAGTCCAGTTCCGGCACCCGTCGCTCCACCTTCACCGGTGCGGCCGCTGCATCGTTCTCGGTCACGGTGCCGTCAGCGCTCTTCCATGTCACACCGGTCTCCGTCACGGTCCAGCTGCCGTAATACCGGTCGCTGTCCTCGGCCCGTGTCAGCACTGCCACCATCTCATCGCCGTCCATGGTCTGGACCATCACCTCACCGTTCAGTCCTTTTGCCACTGCATTGCACACCGCATCCGGCATCCCGCTTATGGTCACGGTGTCTCCCTCCCGGATCACCCCGCCGATCCCCGGGCACCGGATCTTCACCGCGCTCAGCAGCACTTCCACCCACTTTTTGTTCTTTGCACTGTAGCGCAGCAGCACTGCATTGCTGTCATAGGCTTCGTCGCTGTCACTTTTCAAAAACAGCTGTCCGTCCTCCGGCTCCTCCGGTTCGGTCTTACCTGCACCCGCCGGGGTGTATGTCCGCCCCTCGGCATCGCAGGGGGTCACGGTCACGCTTTTCCCGCCCATCTCCCACTGTGCGCCAAGGCTCGTCAGTTCGCCGGTGCCCGTGTCAAAAGCCACCTTGTCCGGCCAGATCAGCACCTTCGTGCCCATGCCCGCCATGGCCTTGCGGTCATCGGTCAGCACGTTCTCCAGCACCACCGCACCGGTGCGCGCTTCTCCTTCGTCCGGTGTGTATTCCAGCGTCTTTCCACGGCAGATCAGCAGCCCGTTCAGGTGGTACATGCCGTTCACACCCTGTACCGTCCGCACATTCCTGCGCATTTTCCGTGTCTGCAGTGCCGGGTATCCCCGGCTGGAAAAATTCATTTCCCTGCTGAACTCTGCCTCGCTGCAGCCGTATCCTTCGTTCAGTCCGCCAAAGGCCCGCAGCATCTGGCGGCTCGTCTGCAGCACGTTCAGGTTGGTTCCGTCCATCATCCCTTAGTACCTCCACTGCGCACCAGCGGCCGGTGCGTACCGCTGCCGCATCCATACGGCAAATTCCTGCAGGGAATCGCTGTACACCTGCAGCTCATTCATGGCCCGTGCTGTCTCGCCCAGCGCCAGATCCATCTGCGCACACAGCCAGTGCACATACAAAGGGCAAAAGGCTTCCGGTGCCAGCAGCACCGTTTCGTATTCCAGTCCTTCGTTCCAGTTCACGTCCGCACCCACAGCATCAAAGTCCGCCGTCTGGCTGCGCTGCACAATGCTCGTGCGCATCCGGGCATCACACTGGCGCAGCCAGCTCTGTTTCAGACTATCCGTAAACTGGTTGTTCGGCCGCAGTTCATCGGCCTGTTCTATCGCGTTACCTGCTGTCATCTTATCACGGCTCCTTTCCCGTCAGCTCCTGTTGCACAGGTCACGGCTCCCAGCGTTCTTCCTGCCGTAGCCAGCAGTTTCCGCTGCTGCAAAAACACCCGGCACAGCCATGTGCCGCTGTACCGGGTGTCTGTTTTCTTTTGCGAAATGCTCTTTTCTTCGCAAGAGCCGTGCCCTGCGTTCTTACACGCGCTGCGCCTGCTGCACAGCAGCGCTTTCCGCCGCCACGATCTTTGCCATTGCCTCGCCGTCCATCTCTTCGCTGTGGCGCAGCACCTCAGCAACCGCCTTCGGCACCTCCACGTCCACACCGCGCTGGATCAGGTAGGTCTCACCGTTCACGCCCACGAACACCGGCGTTTTGTAGCGCTGGTTGTCCTTGAACAGCCGGATCACCTCCGTGTCCTTTTCCGGTGCCGCCTGCACAGCGGCTTCGGTCTCCTGCTTCTTTACTGCCATGTTGATTCCTCCTTAGTTTGCCAGCGCCTTTGCGCTGTAGCGTGCCGAGCAGCTCTCAATGCGCACCATGTACTGCTCACTCAGCCGTTCCGCCGTCTTGGTGGCCTTCCAGCCCACAGAAGCACGCTGGTTCAGCGGGTCATCGCCGTAGCCCAGCTGCTTCACAATGTGCTGCATGCCGCCGCCTTCCAGTTCGGTGGTCGCGTAGGCGTGGGCACCCAGCACCAGCGTGCTGTACACGGCCAGCCCCGACGGGCAGCCGGTACCCTTCCACACCTTTGCCTCGCTGGAAACCACGAACCGCACGTTGTTGATCTTGCCGATCTCGCCGTTGAAGATCTCCTCCGGTGCCGCATACTTGTGCGCCTCGATCCAGTTCGGGTCCTTGCGGATGTCGTAGCTGGTGTGCGGGTGCACAATGGCCACAAAGCTGTCTCCAATGGGGTCTGCGTTCTGGGTCTGCAGCAGCGCCACTGCCTGGTCGATCAGATCCACCGTTAACTGTGCAGTGGCATCCAGATCCGCACGGCTGGTCACGGCAGTCTCCGCGCCGCCCGTACCGATCTTCGGTGCATAGATCACGTTGGTGCCGCCGTTCAGGATATCGCGCACAATGGTGTCCATGGTGCGGCCGCCCTGGCTTGCCAGCACATTGGTGGCCTGCACGATGTTGTTGTCAATGGCCGTCAGATCCAGCATGTCGGTCAGGGGCACCCAGCCGCCGTACTGGTGCACCTCAGCGGTCACGGTGGTCACGTTCAGTGCCTGGCCTGCCGGGGTCACGCCCTCGGTCAGCGGCGTGGTCGCCTTGGGCAGCGCGTCATACTTGCGGAACTCAATGGTCTTGCCGTTGTTCGCCGGGATCGGGTAGCTGTCGCCGAACTGGTCATGCACCAGTGCAGGCTCTGCCAGATCCAGCAGGGTCTTTTCGTAGTAGGTCTTCATCTCAGCCGTCATATCGGCTGCGCCCGTGGTGTTCTGCAGCTGTGCGCTTGCGTCCGCAAACATCTGCAGATCCAGTCTCTTCTTGCTCATTTGTTTGTCCTCCTTCAAAAGGTTTTATCTTTCTCGCATTCTTCGCGCGGGAAATCTCTCACAGCACAATGCGTTCTCCGCGCTGTGCCCTGCGTGCCAGTTCTTTCCGCTGCTGCCGCGTCATGTGGGCCACATCCACCTTCATCTCGGCCGCGCCGCCGGGGTGTGTCCCGTTCTCAGCCGGGCGTTGGCTGCGCTGCTGGATGCGTGTTGCCACGCCCTGCTCCACCTGTTTTGCTGTGCGGGCCGTCTGGTTTTCCATCAGGCGGTCAAAGTAGGCTGCACGGTACGCCGCTTCCAGCCCCACGCCGCGCCGGATCATATCCGCCACAGCAGGGTTGTTCAGCACTTCGCCCAGTTCAAAGTCCGGGTAGCTGTTTTTCAGCTTTGCCGCTTCCGCTTCCCACCGGGCACGCACTGCCGCTGCACGCTGCTGGTGCTCTGCGGCCAGCCGCAGCTGTTCAGCCTGCTGCTTTTCAGTGTTGGCGCGCTGCAGCTGGCTTTCCATGCGGTCCATCTCCCGCGCAGTTTTCACGCTGATGCCCCGCTGCGCCGCCAGCGTTTCATAATATTCATCGTTCTTCACCCGGCCGTTTTTCACGGCATCGATCAGCCCGTCCATGTCGCTCATGTCAATGCCGTAGGCCTCGGCCAGCACCTTGCCCAGCTCGTTCAGCTGCGGGTTCTCCCGGATGCTCTGCACCGCCATCCGCGCAGCATGCTGCATGGCCTCTTCAAACTCTTCCGGGTACTGCTGCATCGCCTTTGCAAAGGCATTCCGGCGCTGTTCCGGTGTCAGCTGCACTTTTTCTTCGGTTTCGCCGCCCTGCTCCTGCTCGTTGCCCTTGTCCGGTTCAGCTTCCTCCTGCGCCAGCCGTTCGGCATCGGCTTTCTCTCCCTCATTGAGGGAGCTGCCGCCCGCAGACGGCTGAAGGCGTTTTTCTGTTGCCGCTTTTGCTGCTTTGCCCGGCCTGCTGCGCTTCGCAAGCCGCTCCTGTGCGGGCCGCAGGGCAGGCGGTACCGCCGGGCTGCTTTCGCCCTCTGCAGCTGCCGCACCCTCTCCGGCCCCGTCACCGGCACCGCCGTCCGCAAACAGCTGCAGGTCCATGTTGTCCGCATCGTTTGAGTGCAGGTTCACAAACCGCACATTCGCCGGATACTGCTGCGCCAGCAGCATCAGTCCGTCTGTCACCAGCTCAAACTTTGCCAGAGTGTCAAAGCTCTGGCTCGCCTGTACACGCAGGATGTTGTCCCCGCCCGGGTCGCAGGTCGCAGTGCCGCTGTCCACGCTGTAAGCCAGGCTCTGCATCAGTGTACTTACCGCCGCGCATACAATGTCCTGTCCTTTCGGCGCATAGCCCGCGTGTCCCGATGCCTGCAGGCTCATGTCCTTTCCTTTTTTGTCGTAAACAATGGTGATCATTCTGTTTTTCTCCTTACTCCTTGTTCGGGTTGTTCACGTCCATGGCCCGCTTTGCGGCCTTGGTCGCCATGCTGTTGCTCCCGCTTTCGCCCACCACATCTCCCAGACTGTTGGTGGTGCTCTTCGCGTCCGCGGTCCCGCCGCCCCCTGTTCCGGCAGCACCGGCAGCCTGTCCGGCCGCGCTGGCTGCTGCGCTCACGTTGGTGCCGTTCTGCTGGTCAATGATGGCGGCCATCTTCTGCATCTGCTGTGCCATCTGCTGCAGCTGCTGGTACAGCGTGCCGTTCTGGCTCACCCTCTCCCGCACCTTCTCAATGCCTTCAAAGTCCATCATGTCCAATGCAGCAATGGCAGCATCGGCGTTGGCCGGTGCAAAAAATCCCAGCTGGTAGCACTCCTTTGCCGTCTCGTTCTGGGAAAGGCGGCTGAAGGTGCTTTTCTTTGCCGCGCTTACCGTAATGTCGAACACCGGCTCGTGGTCGCCCAGCTGCACGCCGCCCACATTGCCGCCGGGCACGGCCTGCAGCATCGCATTGCTGAACGGCACATACTCCACGCCGCCGCTCTCGCCGGTAATGCGGTATACCCGCTCTTCGTCGTAGAACTGCCGCATCAGCTCGATCACAAGGTAGCATTCCTTTGCAAACGCCCGGTACGCGCTTTTCAGCATATCGCGGCTAAGCTTGCTGCCCGCCTCCTGCAAAGCCGCAATGGCGCTGGCCGCTGTCAGGCCGCTGGTGGTGCCGCCCTGGCTCACATCCCGGTTGCCGCTGATCTCCTTCAGCTCGCTCACCCGTGCATCCCGGTAGCTGATGCAGTTGCCGCTCAGCACGTTGGTCTGCAAAGGCCGGAAGCTGTCGTCCGTCAGCCTGCCCACCACGTGCACGATGTCCTTGCCAAAGTCGGCCAGCTCTTCTTCGTTCACACCCGCTGTGTCGCTCAGTACATAACGGGCCTTTGCTGCCATCTTCACGTTTTCGTCCATGGCGTGGTTCATCTCGTCAATGGCGGTCTGGGTGTCCTTCATCACATCAATGTATCCAAAGCCCGCCGGGCTGTCCTCTTCCCGGAACAGTGGGTCAAACACAAAGGGATATTTTCCGTGGTCGTAAAAGCCCCGCTGGGCATACTGCGGGTCGTTCTCGCTGGCATACAGCACCACGCCGTTGCAGTATTTGCAGTAGTGCAGCACCGTCTGCCCGCCCTCAAGGGCCTTTTTGTAATACCAGTCCACCACCACGCTTTTGTCGCTGGTGTCAATGCTGTCGTCGTGGATGTACTTCGCCGTGTCCAGGCTGCTGCCTGTGTGTCCCGCCATCTGGGGGTAGATGCTTTCCAGCCGGTCGTTGTTCTCAAGACTCAGACTGAACAGGTTCGGCGAGTCCTGCACGTCCTCCACGCCCGGCTCCCAGTACAGCATCAGCAGGTTCATGCTTTTGATGCTGATGTCGCCGAGACCTCCCCGCAGCGCCGGATCCCAGAACACGCCCTTCACGCCGGTTCCGGTCTTGAGCTTGCGCCACCATGTGTCGCTGTATACCGTCTCGTAATCGCACTGCTCCAGCACTGTGGGCAGGATCTTTGAGAGCGCCCGTGCGGTCTCTTCGTCGTCCTGTGCCCGCGGCAGCACGTTGGGCTCCGGGTAGTTGTCCATGGCATCCGCGTGCTTGTTGGCAATGCTGTTGAACAGCCATCCGCTGGAAGGCTTGGGCTTGCCCTGCATCATCTTGTTTTCGTAGTTCTTCCAGTGCCCCATCCGGAACCACAGCTCGTTATCCACGATCCGTTTGTCAAGCTGCGCTTTGCCGGCCTTGTATTTCTGCAAAATGTCGTTTGCCTTGCGGATGTCCTCTTCCCCGATCACCTGCTGTGCGGGCAGTTCCGGCTCTGTCGTCAAGCCGTTTTCCCCCACCAATGGTGCTTCATCGAAGTGCTTGATAAACTGTTCAAATTTTCCTCCGTCCACGCTCCCGCTCCTTTTTCCTGATACCGTTTATCGCTAGTGTCTCTTCTCGTGAAAATGCATTCGGAGCGGCCCGCAGGCCGCGACAAATGCGAAAAATAAAAATCAAATTCCGTTGCATATGCCCAGAGCGCACGCGGTGGGCATTCAAATCGTTTCACACCCTCATCACCCGCGTCCGGCTCTTGCGTCTGTCCATGTCCAGCGGGTCATCTTTCATCGGCTGCACCGGTTCGGTCTTTCTGGGGCTGATGGGGTTTTCCATCAGCACATACCGGCACTCGTCGTAAATGTGGTCTTCCTGCGTGGTGTCAATGTCCTCCACCCGGCTCTCGTCGTACACAAGGTTCGGAATGGTACGGATAAAATGCCTGCAGGTGTCAAACACCTGCAGCATCGGTCTGCCCTCGCCGTCAAATGCCAGCCGGTAGTGCAGCTGCATCTTGCCTGCAAGGCGTGTGTGGTCTCCCGGTGTCCAGAAGATGTAGTTCGGGTGCTTTTCCTGCATGGTCGCAATGCTCTCGCCCTGACTCTCGTTGAAGATAGCCGGGTCTGCCACGCCGGTAATGTGCCGCCCGCGCAGCATCGGGTCGTTTTCCTCCGCTTCCTTGATGCGCCGCGCCTGCTCTACCGGGTCTATCTTCAAGCCTTCGTTGGGCACGCCGGTGCAGCCGTACAGCTCCTTGATGCGGTAAAGCCGTCCTTCCTCGTCCGCTGCATACCACCCCACCGAGAAGGGCCTCGCATAGCCAAAATCGTACCCGCGCCAGATGCGCCAGTGTGCCGGAATGCGGAACGGCTTGATCACGTGCGTCCACCGCTGATCCTCGTAGTGGGCCGGGTCGTTGCGCCATTCGGTAAATACCTGTCCGTTAAAGCTGTCCCAGTCGCCGTAGAGCAGTGCCTGCTTTTCCGCTTCCGGTAAGCTTGCCAGCGTGCCCAGATACCCCGGGTCGTTTTCCAGCAGCTTTTTGTTGTCAAACACCGTAGACGGGATAAACACCCTTGTTCGCCGCAGCTTTTCCACACTGCCGTCCGGTTTTTTCACATCCACCAGCTGCACCATCCTCGTGCCCGGTGGTGCCGGTGTAATGAACCTTGCCTTCACCCATCCGTGGCCAATGCCGCCGGGGTTTGCCGTGGCCCGCATGTACACTGCCGTGCCCGGCCCGGTGGGGCGGTTGCGGCTCATCAGGTAGCTGTATTCCTCCCAGGTAAAGTGGGTCAGCTCGTCCACGCCGATAAAATCAAAGGCTTTGCCCTGGTAGTTGTATTTGTCCTGCGTGCGGAACATGCTGCCAAAGTAGATCTTCGCACCGCTTGGAAAGGTCCATACGTGGCTGGAAGCGTTGTACCGCGCTTTCGGGAATACCGGCTTGTAGTACTGCATCGTCTTGTCGATCAGCTCCGAAAGCTGCGGGTAGGTTTTCCGCACGATCAGCCCGCGGTAGTGCGGAATATCCACCTGCCGCAGCGCTTCGATCACCAGTGCATCGCTCTTTCCTCCGCCTGCTGCCCCGCCGTACAGCGCTTCGTCCTCGTTGCGGCGCATAAAGGCCGCCTGCTTGGGCTGCGGCCGCCAGATAACAGGCCGGTTTTTATACAGTTCCACTGCCATCCAGCACCACCTCCTGCTGCCCACCCTCGTCCTGCCGCTCCATCAGCACCGCCGGGGCCGCGCTCTGGCTGCTGCCTTCGTCCTTCGGCACCAGTGCCGCAGCCTTTTCTGCTGCTGTCAGCAGCACCGCTGTCACATTGGCCGCGTCTTTGTCGCTCATGGCAAGGCTCTCGTATCGTTCCAGCTGCTTTTCCAGCTCGGTGCGTTCTTCGTCCGTCAACTGCCGGTCGTAGGTCCCCGGTGCGCTGCGTATCACAAGGCCTGTCTCGGCAGCGTCCTGCAGGTTCTCTTCCTCGCTCTTCAGCAGCACGCCCAGCTCATAGTTTCTGGCCCGTACATCCTCATCCAGACGCTGCTGCAGTTTTGTCCGTATCTCGGCGGCGCGCTGGTTTTCTGCTGCGCGCTGCTGCAGGTAGCTCACCTGTGCCTTTGCGCCCAGCGCCGCTCTGGCTGCGATCTCCCGCGCCGCTTCGGCCCGCGCTTTTGCAAATTCTCCGTCCGGCTTCTTTGCTTCCTCTGCCACCCAGCTGCGGATGGTGCTCTCCGGCACGCCGTATTTTCTCGCCACCGCACAGATGGAGTTTGTGCCGATCATGGCCATCACCACCTCGGCCCGCACCTTTGCCGGGTACTTTTTGCCCCGGCCCTGCCTGCCCGTCACGGTGTTTTTGCAGTATCTGCGCTCAGCCATGCCCGGCCCTCCTTCCTGTGCTGTTGCTTTCAGCCTACCACCAAACAGCCTGCAAAAACACTGCGGACATTTTGCGGTCGTCGTTGTTGCATCACAAAACCACCGGATGCATCCGCACCCAGTGTTTCAGATCAGCCCTGCTTTTGCAGCAAACACCGCTGCCGTGCTCAGCGTTTCCAGCTCCTTGTGGTAGTAGGTCGTCCGCCCAATGTGCAGCTTTTCGATCGTTTCTGCCTCTGGCCGCTCTTCCAGATACCGCAGCCTGAGCAGATCCGCACAGGTCCCGTCCACCTCGGCATAGTAGTCCAGCACCTGCCGGATCACCCGTCCCCATGGATCCGGCGCTGCGGCCGCACAGCCTGCCGCGTCCGCTGCTTTCTGCTTGCGCCCGTACTGCCGCAGCGCCTTTCTCACAGCCTTCTTCTGCTGTCTGGTCACTCGTCCACCGCCTTTCACGGCTTTATCTGCTTTCCAGAAATTTCCTTCATTCGCAGTTTCGTCCCGTTTCCGTCACTGTCCGCGCATTTTTACGCTGATTTTGCGTATTTTTCCGCGTTTCGCGCAATGATTACGCGCAAAATAAAATAATTTTATCTGTCAGGTGCGAACTTTCGCAAACCCTCTCCGCCGCAGGATCAGATACGCCTGCGCTTCGGTGGCCTCCCATCCGTCTGGCCGTGGCTTGTCCGCTTCGTATAGCTGTCCGGGGTCGTAGATCATCACCTGTACCACCTCAAAACCCGGATAGCGCTGCTCCCACCAGTAGGCATTCTCTGCGCATTCGGTGCAGCCCTTGCGCAGCTGGCGGCGGCTCCACTTCGTGTCGCTGGGTGCCAGTTCTTCCGGCTGGCTCAGATTGCGTGTTTCAATGCAGGTCCGCTCTTTGTGGCCGTACATGTAGCCTATGGTCCCGTTCTTGCCCTGTCCGTCCACGCCCAGCAGCTTCTTCATGTCCATGCGGTCGGCGTTCATGGTGCCCAAAGGCTCATACTCGCCTGTTCCCGGCACGCGCCGCCGCCACAGATCTTCCAGCATTTCGCGCCATTCCCGCCGGTCGGCAGCTCCCATCCCCACACATTCGGCAAAGCCGTGCATGTGCAGCCGTCCAGCTTCGCCTTTGCGCACCGCCCATAGCATCAGCCGTATTTTGTCCCGGCTCACACCAAAACGCTTTACCGTGGCATCGATCACCCGCCGCTTGTAGTTCTCCACATCCCGCCTGCAGGCTGCAAAGTCCGCCGGCAGATAGAACTCTTCGTATGTTCCAGTCAGGAAAAAGCCGTCCCGGCCAAAGTTCGCAATGGCCTTGCGCTGCTTGCGGCGTAAGCTGGCGTGCTTGTTCCGCTCTTTCTGGCCCCGGTCGCTCTCCTTGTGCTTCTTGCCGCGCCTGCGGTGTTCCTGATCTGTCACTGCATAAATGCCAACGGCCATGTACTCACTGCCGCATCGGTATTTCTTTTCCCGAATGTAGCTCTTCTTCATCTGGCCGTCCTCCTGCATCGGTATGCTGCCGGTGTTTGTTTTCTCTTCTGTGCCCATCACCGTCACAGAAATAACGGGTATACTAGCTCCCCAAAGCGCCCACCCCGGACGCTGTAAAAAAACGGTTCATCCTGCTATAAAATAAATGGTATAAAGGCTCCCGCCTGCCGCCGGTACGCTCCGGCAGCACCCGGCAGACTTTATCCTGCTGCGCTGTCGCCAAAGCCCCCGGCATCCTTTTGCCAGGGGCTTCCGCTGTTATTTTTTTCGTCTGCGCTGTCCTTTGTGTAGGCTTTTTCTGCTTTCGCCGCAGCCGCCCATGCCTTGTACTTTTCGCACGTCCCATGGCATGCCGGGTGCCTTCCCGGGCAGTCCGGTTTGCAGCACCATGTGATCATGCCGGTGCCTCCGGTTTTCCTTCTACCGCCCAGTAGCCGTAGCTCAGCTCTTTTTTGCCTGCTTTCCGGGCCGCAGCGTTGTAAAGGCACAGCTCATGCACATCTCGCTGCAGCTCGTCCGGCTTCTCAATTCCCGTGATCGGCGGCCTGCTCTTTTTCGGCACGCTGCTTCTGGCTCCCGGCGCATTGCACAGCACACTCCGCCGTATCCTCTTCCGTGCCAGGCTGTAAATGCCCTGCAGCCTGCAGTGCCCGGCATAAAAAACATTCGTCACGGTCTGTGTGTTCTTAAACAGGCCCTTTTCTACCAGCTCTGCAGCCGAGCCTTCGTGCAGCAGGTTTCCGTCCGCGTCAAACATGCTGTAAAACCATACCTCACGCATCTGGGTGCCGGTCCTGTGGTCCGGTTCTGCTTTCGGCTTTGGCTGTTTTTCTTCCCGTTCCAGCCGCCACTTTTTCGGCTTTGTCTTTTTCTTCTTCTGGTGGGCATAGCCTGTGCATACGCTTTCAGCGCGGTTGTAGTATCCCTGTTCCACCAGCTCCTGCGGTGTACCCTTTGCCCGCAATGCTCCGGTCTTTGCGTCGTACAAACTGTAAATGTATTGCTGTGTCACCGGCGCACCTCCTGCTGTGCATGCTGGTGCTTTGCCGTCTGCCATGCTTCCTGCCTCCGCTTCATCGGGTTCACAACGTCTTTCATGATCACCTCGTGCACTTCGCGTACCTGCACGCCATACTTTGCCGCCAGCTTCTTTTCGATCCGCTTGCGGGTCATTCTGTATTTGTCCTTGCTCATACTCTTCCTCCATACAGTTCAAACTCCGCACCGTCCTCGGTGATCAGTACCCCGCCGTCCAGCGCCTCAGCCAGCTGCTGCAGCCGTGCTGCACTCAGCTTCAAAAGCCCTCCGGGCTTGCACCAGCGCCGCACGTAAATCGGTTTCGTTTCCAGTGCCGCCGCCAGCATCTCCTCGTTTTCGCCACGGTAGATCATGGCTTCCTTCAGCGTCATCTTAAACGTCTCCTCTCCCAGCTTTCCGGCGCAGCTGCCTGCTGCAGAACTGCCTCGATCTTCTTTTTGATCTCACCCGGTGCCAGCACTGCCGTGCCTGCAGGCGCAGCGCAGCGGCCCATGGCTCCGGCCATGTTCCGCCGGAAGAAAGCATCTTTCTGTTCCTCATAGTCCCGGTCTGCCTGTTTTGCACGCTCTTCGTCCGGGATGTCCTCCACAATAATGTCGTCAGTCTGCAAAGCATCGCAGGCACATCTGCGCAAGTGTTCCATGGCAACATCCAGCCCGTCCGCACGGCCCTCTTCATTCACCTGCCGGTAATTGGCAAGAGCCTCCTGCTTCAATCGGTTCAGCCGCCCGGCACCATATCCCAACAGCTCCATGCACGTCTTTGCGTATAAGGTCCATACCATACTGGCGGCCACATCACCTGCCATGCGCAGCTGCTGCTCCCGCCTGGTACGCGGTGCACGCAGCACCGGCACCCGGAACTCCGGGTCTACGCCCTCCGGCATCCAGTTGTCCCGCATCGCTCTGCTCTGGTCGGTGCTGGGCATTCCTTTGCCGTTCGCCTGCATGGCAATGTTCAGGCTTTCCAAGCCCAGCTCTTCGGCACGCAGCTCGATCCGGTTCAGTCGGTCCTTGCCCACGCCAAAGCACTGGTGCAGCGCAATGATGATGCACCAGCGTGTCATTTCTGCAGTGCCGTCCCGCGTCAGATCCAGCTCCTGCCGCAGGTTCATTTTCTGCTTCACTGCTGTTTCACTCCTTCCCGGTACTGCTCAAACAGTGCGATCCAGTCCTGCGTACTCAGCCGTTTGTCCCGGCTCGCTTCGCTCAAAAGCCGATATGCACCGCTTTCCTTGTCGGCCGGGTGCTGCCAGTCCAGCTTTTTCAGCTCTTCGGCCATCCGGGCACGGTATTCTTCTAAGATCATCTTCGTTTCCCTTTCACGGCTCCCCGCGGTCGTTCATCCAGCTGGCAGCCAGTGCTCTGGCATCCGCCAGCTTGTCGCACAGCATGTTCACAGCGGTTTCCTTCATCCACTCCGGCAGCTGGTCAGCCTGCAGCAGGGCCGCACCCATGTCCCGCACAAGCTCTTCACCGTGCTGCTCCATCCGCTGCCAGATCTCTGTTTCTTCCGGTGTCATATTCATCGGCGGCCGCATCTCAGCCCGCCTTTCTCCGGCTTTTCGGCTTCACCGTGTCCGCCGGGGCTTTGTGTACCTTGCTGCCTTTCCGGCTTTCCTTGTCCGCACAGCAGCCAAGGCCCAGCATGGCCAGCGCTGCCGCCAGCAGCACCAGCGCCGCAGCGGCCCAGCCCAGCATTTCCCAGCCGTTTGTGCTGTGCTCAATGTCGCTGGATACCAGCAGCGCGCCAATGGCCGTCACCATAGCTGCCATGTACCACAGGCTTGCCCGGACGGTTGCTTTCAGTTTCACTTGTGTTTCCTCCTGTTTCGTGTTAAACTTCTGGTGATAGTGGCTCAAAACTATCACCCTGTAAGCTCGTCGGTGTTCGCTGCACCGGCGGGCTTTTTGTTTGTTCGGTCCAGCGCCCCCTGCTCCAGCGCCGCATTCTTGTCAATGCGCCACAGCCGCGGCCCCACCTTTTCGGCAGGCAGCCGCCCGGTACGGCACATTTTCTGTACGGTCTTCAGGTTCACACCCATCAGCGCAGCATACTGCGCTGGACTCAGATATGCCGGCAGCTGCCGCGCATCATAGATCCGCGCTTTTCTCATATTACGCCTGCCTCCTCAATCCTGGCTGAAGGTCTGGCGCCGGCACTCTTCGTCCGTTTCCTCCAGCTCAAGGTTCCACTCGCTGCCAATGGTCTCACACACAGGCTTTGCAAAGCCGATCAGCTCGTCCTCCCGCGCTGCCATCAGCACCGCCGTGCCCACAATGCCGCTCATATAGCTGTACTGGTACAGGTCTGTCGCCCGCTCGTTGAAGGGCAGCTCCTGCAGCAGCCCTTCTTCGTTCACGATCAGCTGGATACTGTCCACATCCTCCCGCGCCCAGTTCGCTGCAAGGCAGCTTTCGGCAGTCTCAATGCAGCCGCCCACAAGCTCCTGCAGCGTTTCCAGTTTGCAGGTGTCCCCGTCATCGCAGCGCACAAGCCGTGCCTTCTGCTCCTCGTCCGCCGGGATCACGATCACATAACGTTCCATGGTCACCCCTCCGTTTTCATGTGTCCAGCCTTCTCTGCGTCCTCCGGACTGTAAAAATCGAATTTTTCTTCCAGGCACGCCAGCACCTTCTGCTGCATCGGCTCTGGCACGCCCGCCTGCCGCATCGCCATCAGGCAGTATCCCATGCAGGCCGCATTGCTCCACGGTTCACTCAGTCCTGCCAGTGCCTGCATTTTGTCGTTGTATGTACCGGTAATGGTCTGCTCCCGTGCGCCATTCATAAGCGCTGCCCTCTGTGCCCGCCTCAGGCGGGCTTTTTCTTTGTTCTCGTTCATGCTCTCGCTCCTTTCATGCGCTCTTCTCCTCCTTGCCAAAGGCTTCCTCCCCGAGGGAGCTGTCGGCGCAGCCGACTGAAGGAGTCTCATGCGCTCTTGCTCCTTTCTGCCATCCTGTGTTACACTTCCGGTAGAAAGGATGTGTTTTTCTTGTTCAACTTTGATCCTCCAACGATCGCCGTTATCACCTCGCTCACCGCGCTGGTTTCTGCCCTTGCTGCGCTGCTTAACGTTGTTGTCGCATGGCTCACGGCCCGCTTCAACAGCCGTGCAGCCTATCGGTTGGAGTCCTCCAAGCTGTACTTCAACGCCCAGACCGATGCCTTTTCAAAGCTCATGTCTGCAGCGGCAGCTTTCCGCACTGACCCATCGGCCGAAAATGCTCTGCAACTCAACAGTGCACTTTCCTACGCGGTACTTTATTGCAGTGAATCCAGCCGTGAAGTGATCAGTCGGTACGGTCAAGTGCTGATTTCTCTTGCTCACGACCATTCCGAGCAGTCCGCCATAAAACTCGCCCATGCTCAGGTCGCGGCGCAGATTGCTATGCAGCAGGAACTGTCAGCGCTGCAAACCATAAAGCTGAAATGATTGCGGCCGCTACAGCACACAGCACATAGGCGATCATTGCCATGTTCCAGCTTTTCTCGGCCGCACCGGCCGTTATCAGGCCAAGGCTCACCAACAGCAGAATAAACTCCAGAATAAAACCTGCTATCACTTTTCACCTCCCGCCCCTCTCCGGGGCTTTTTTTCATGCGCTCTTCTCCGGGGTGGCGGGGTGGTCAATTCCGAAAAGTTCATTCGGAGTAACTCCCAGTGCCTTACAAATCGGTACAACATCGTCTGATGTCAGCCGCTTCCTGCCACGTAGTAGTGCGTTAAACTTCTTCGGGTCATACCCTGCTGCCCTTGCCACCGCAGATTGTTTCAAACATTTTTCATCAATGATTTTGTAAATCATGTCCGTTGCACTCATTCCATACGCTCCTTTCGTGTACAAGTTTCTTGGACATTTTTACAGTAGCACAAGTTTCTTGTTTCGTCAAGAGCTTTGTACAAATTTCTTGTACTTTTATCTTGACTTTTCAAGACAGCACCTTTATACTGACCATAGAACGACAATTTTAGGGGGTGTTACAAGTGTCCTTCGCAACCCGTCTCAGACAGGCCCGTGAGCAGTCCGGTCTTACACAGCAGGACCTAGCAGAAAAGCTTGGCGTTACAAAAAGCGCTATAGGAAACTATGAAAACGGTGTCAGCAGTCCAAAATGGGACGTTCTTCTAAAAATTTTTGACATTCTTCAGGTAGAGCCAAATTTCTTGTACCAGGACAGCTTTTCGTTAGACGTTTCCGAATCCCGTTCTCTTACCCCCCAGCAGTCCGCGCTGCTGTCGTCCTTCGATCAGCTCAATGAGGAAGGTCAGCAGAAAGCTGTGGACTATGTAGATGATCTGGTGCTCACTGGGCGCTATAAAAAATGTGCTGCGTCTGGCTTGGGCAAAGAAGCATAAAAAATAAGCCGCCTTTCGGCGGCTGTGAAATATAGGAGCTTATTGTGGACATCTCATCTGATTTCGCGGTTATTGCACTTTTGCTTGCCGGACTATTAGCTTACGTTGCTTTCCATCTTTGGACACCTCAAAAAAAGCTTGAACCAACAAATAAATTGATAGGCTTCCTTCTCAGTTCAATTTTTTCTATCCTTCTTGGCTTTGTTTATTTGCTTGGCTTCACCCTGAGTGGAACGGTATTCAGTCTTATGACGTTCAGTCACATCGTCAGCTATATTCTAGCTGGAATTTGCAGTATTTTTATTTGTGCTTATACTATTAAATCACTTCCCTCAAAAATCGGAGACGGGACTACTTTTCACTGGTTCTGCAACATTTCTTTTGTCCTGTATATATTGATTGGCATCGGAGAAATTGTGACAGCCTTGTCACTTAATTCTGTTTTCTCTACGTTTCCCAATGCTGTATTTGACAATACCGTACTCGGCATTTCCAATATCGGTGTTGCCCTTTGTGCTGTCTGCATTCGTCCTTTAGTAAAAACTTCTCCAGCCGCACCAGAAACATTACCGCCTGTTCCTGTTCTGGTTTCTTCACAGGAAGAAGATCCTTCTGCGGATGCATCCGATCCGGAGCAAAACAACCTTTCCGTTGTAAAAAATGTGCCCGATTCCGCTGCTCCGTCCTGTGTGCCTGCTGCGCAGCTTCAAAAAGATCCTGTTGCTTCTCCTAAAGCGGTGATCCACTTTTCTGTCAGCAAAAAGGTACTTCTCACGGTTGCCTTTGTCGCAGTTCTTCTGGTTGGTGTTCTGGTTGGTTTACTTTTGGGCGAGGGATATTTTGCCCCTAATTTCACCCCATCTTCGCCTTATATCGATTCGCTAAAAGATTCCGTAGATGATGCTCATTCTGAAGGTTATCAGAAAGGCTATTTTGCCGGAAAAGATGTTGGAAAGCAATCCTGGTATGCTGACGGTTATGACGCAGGACTATCCGATGGTTATGGTGCCGGTTATAGCGGCGGTTATGAAGACGGCTATAACGAAGGCTACGATGATGGGTACTACGCCTACTAAGCTTTTAGGGTTTCCTACCAGGCATCCTTTTTTGTTCTCAACGATTTAACGTAAATTTCATTTTTGCTATGTTGATATCATGCGTGAATTGCAATACAATAGACGCAAGGAAGACGATCTCATGGCAAATAGAGTTTCCCACCTGACGCGGATGAAGCGCCAGAAGAATAACCGGAGGTGTTTTTATGAGTGACCGAGAAAAAATCGTTCAGCTGCTGGATGAAGTTCCTGCCTATAAGCTTGGTTACATTCTGGCATACGTGCAGGGCCTGACCGCTGATGAAGATGCCGATGATGCTTATTGTGAGCAGCTTTACCAGAACTATCTGAAAGACCCGGATCGCGGCCAGACCCTCACGGAGGACGAAGTCTGTAAACAGCTCGGTATTGCTTTATGAGCTATACCATCCTGTACGAGAAGCCTGCTCTCAAGTTCATCCAGAAGCAGCCAAAAGAACAGCAGCGGCGTATCCTGGAAGCAGTTCATGCCCTGCCCGATTCCGGCGACATCAAGCAGTTGAAGGGTCACACCGGGCTGCTGCGGCTGCGTGTTGGTTCCTACCGCATCATCTACACGGTCGATAATGGCAGATTGATCGTTCGCATCATAGATGCTGGCAACCGTGGGCAGATCTATAACCGCTATTGACCTTCAGGAGCGCTCACCCGGCGCTCCTTTTTTACAAACGCAAAGAACCCCTCAGCTGTTTCCAGCCAAGGGGTTCTCTGCTCTGCTGTCTGTCCAAAAGAAAAGCAGGAGGTTCTATCATGGAATGCCTTGCCAATCCCGTCGCGTCTCCGCTTTTCTATTGTAAATCCAATATGATCCTTCTGCAACCCAGAATTTTTTCAGAGGAGGTGTGTACTCATGGCAAATAAAAAAGGTTCCGATGGCCGTTACCGCTACCGTGTCTGCATCGGCAAAGATGAAACCGGTAAGCCCAAATACAAAAGCTTTTACGGCACCACCGCAAGAGCAGCGCGTGCTGCTGCCGAAGCTTACCGCGCAGCACTGGGCAAAGGAATGGATCCCGCCCAATCCGAAGCCACCCTTGCCACTCTATACGATAACCTGATCGCTGCCAAAACAGCCAAAGGCATCGGGCAAAAGAGTCTCGACCGCTATGAAGACAATAAAAACCATTGGGGTCCGCTTCTGGATCAGCCTGCAGCAGACCTTCGCACTGCCGACTTCCAGCGGATCCTTAACTCTCTGGCCCAGTGGCACAATGGCAAACCACCGCTGTCCCACTTCACGCTGTCCAATCTGCGCAGCAGCGCCAAGGCTGCCTATGAACTCGCTATCCCAGAAGTGGTACAATACAATCCCATTGTTAAAACCACCTGCCCTGCCGGTGCTGATCCTGAGCACCGTGAGCCTATCACAGAGGAACAGCAGCAGTGGATCCGCGAAACGCCTCACCGCGCCCAGCGTGCTGCCATGCTGCTGCTTTACTCAGGCCTCCGCCGCGGCGAAGCTACCGCCCTCACCTGGGCCGATGTCGATTTGAAAGAAGCCACGATCACCGTTCACAGCGGTTATAATTTCAAGGATAAAAAAATCAAGGATCCCAAAACAGAAGCCGGTGTTCGGGTCGTTAATATTCCAAAGATCCTTGTGGACTATCTCAAAACTCAGCAGGACGATTGCTTGTACGTGCTGCACACTGTAAAGGGCCACCGCATGACAGAGCAGGCATGGAAAACTCTGTGGAGCAGCTACATGGCCGATCTGAATGCAAAGTACGGCTATCACGGCGAAGAAAGCAAAAAGCGCCCAGGCGGCCTGCCCATGCGCATTGAACCCTTTACACCTCACCAGCTGCGGCACACCTTTTGTACCCTGATGTACTTTGCCGGGGTCGATGTTCTCACCGCCCGCGATCAGATGGGCCATAAGGATATCAGCGTCACCCTCGGCATCTACACTTCTCTTGACAAAAAATTCAAGAAAAAGAAGATCAATCGTCTGGACTCCTATCTCAAAAAACAGACCGGCTAATTTGCAGTGGCGCAAAAGTGGCGCACATCGTTTGTATTTTTATCGTATTCATGTGTTTTAATCTCAATTCCTCGCCCGCTCGTAATGAGCAGGTCGCCTGTTCGAATCAGGTCAGTAGCTCCAAAAATCCTACGGATTTGCGTTGAAATTCGCAATGTCCGTAGGATTTTTTGTTTATATTTTGGTGTTTTCAAAAAAAAAATACAGCGCAAAACCCAACGCTGCCTGCAAAATGGTGCAAAGAAAAAGCACGCCGGTTCTGAACGAACCAACGTGCTTTTTCTCTTATGCGGGTAGTGGGGGTCGAACAATTAAATTTGATATTTCCACATCAAAAACGCATCATAAACTCACAAAAGAACAAAGATATGATGCGGCGGCGTTGGTTTGCATCCAATTCACTTTTTGCCATTTAGAAAAAAGAGTGTTACCAAAAGTGTTACCGTGAATCACCCTTGAGCCTTCCTGAATGCAGCGGTGGTCGCAGCCGCCAAATCTTCACGCTGGCCGTCCAGCTCGTGGCGGTATACACCGGATGTGTCCATGTTCTTGCTGTGGCCTACAAGCATCTTCAGCTGGCTGTCGGTCAGCACGCCGGATTCGACGCTGACGAACGTGTGCCGCATCTCATACAGCGTAACCTGTGGCTCAATCCCGTTATCCTTCTGGTACTTCTTCCAGCGCTTGAATAAAGCCCTCTGGTTCGGGATCTGGAACAAAGGGGTGGTATAGTTCAGCGGGATACCGGAAGCCTTCAATAAGGCCGTCTGCGCTTCGTATGCCTCACGGGCTTCCTTTCCCATGTCGAACGAACGAATAGCGTTTTCATTCTTTCCGGTGGTTTCTTCATCCATCCGGTTGATGCTGCGGCGCAGATTGACGGTGTTACCCTTAACGTCACCACACAGCACCCCTACCAGCTCTCCCGGACGCACACCTGTAGCCACCGCAAAACGATAGGCATAAATATATTCGTCAAAGACTCGCTTTCCATAGTAAAGGCGGCTATCCACGTCATACAGGATCTTCAATGCCGATGGCTGTAAAATATTCTTCTTTCCCATCCGGGCATTCTTCGGGATCGACAGCTCAGGAAACAGGGCGCTGTACTTGTTCCGGCGGCACCATTTCACAAAGCTGATCTCTGTTGAGCGGATCGTTATAAGGGTTTTGCGGCTCAGAGGTTTGTCACTCGTGCGCTTTCCTCCCTTTTTGAGGCAGCGCTTTTTGAAAGACATGTCAATTGCCTTTTGCAGATCGCCCTCGGTCAGCTCGTCAATGCGGATGTTCCCGCACACCGGGAGAATGTAGTATTCGCCGTATTTGCTGCACTGGATCACATAGGATGTCCCGCAGGTCAGCTTCAGCTCTTCCACCCACTCGGCATAGAGGGCGGCTACCTTCTTCCTGCCGTCCCGGATGCTGTCATCAAGCCATGCATCCGCTTTTGCGTTTGCTTCCCGCTGACCGGTGCGGCCCGGCGTGCTGCTGTAAAAGCGCTTGCGAGTTCCGTTCTTTTGCACCGCGATGCACCAGCGCTTTTCCTTCTCTACCCAAAATGCCGTGTTGACCCGTTTTTTCATAAAATCCACCTCCATACACAAGGGTACACTTTGACAAGCCTGCCCGGAGGTGGTACAATACAAGTGTTCATGTTGGATTGTACCCTCTGGGGCAAGCCACTCTGCAAACGCTCTCGGTGTTCCAGCACCGGGGGCGTTTTTGTTTTTATTGAGCTGTTGCAGATTTTGCAACGGCTGGAAGCAATGTGCAAAATTTGCACATTGCTTTACTCCTTCAGATCCTTCACTGCCCTATCAAAGTCCGACACGATCTTCTGCGTAGGATTGAACAGGTCATACTCAGCTTCTGCCTTTTCTCTGGCCTGCCGGGCAGATATCTTGCCCTTGTCTGGCAGGATGTCATACCGCCGGAAGGACAGAAACTCGTTGATACTGGCGGCAAACTGTTCCATGGTGAAGGTATTTTCCCGCTCGATCAGGTCCTCGATATAGTCAAAGTAGCCCGACACGGTACGCTCCAGCTGGCGGATCTGTTTCTCGGACAGGTAGTTCTTTGCCACCGACACATCCGACTTGAGTACACGGCCTTCGGGGGCATTCTTCCATGTGGTCAGTCCCATGTGATCCTTGGTGTGGTCAGCCTTGTTATACACGATCTCTGCCGCCGTCTGGCCGGTGATGGCGTAATGGAACTTGTTCTGCACCATGGCATAGAAGTCCTTGGTCACCGGTGAATTGCGGTCATAGTCAATACTGCACTCGGCAAAGATATCCGTCACCTGCTGCCAGATGCGGCGCTCGCTGGCACGGATGGAGCGGACGCGCTCAAGCAGCTCGCGGAAATAATCCTTGCCAAAGGCATCCTTGCCTTGCTTTAAGCGTTCATCATCCAGCACAAAGCCTTTGGTCATATACTCTTTGAGAATGCCGGTCGCCCAGATACGGAAGTGTGTGGCCCGGCGGGAGTTGACACGGTAGCCCACGGAGATGATGGCATCGAGATTATAGAAGTTGGTTTCCTGTGTTTGCGTTTTGTCTTCAAGCGCACCGTGGTGAGTGGTTGTTTCCATTTTGGAAACAACCACTTTTTCGTCAAGCTCACCTTCTTCAAAAATCTTCTTCAGATGTTTGCTGATTGCAGGCTTTTGTACACCAAACAGTTCTGCCATACCCTGCTGGGACAGCCAGATGCTCTCATCCTTCACAATTGCATCAACGGAAACATCCTCTTCCGCTGAGCGGTATATCAAAAACTGAAAGTTGTTTTCCATCTCTTCTCCTTCCCTGCCCGTCCATGTTCCAGCATGGGCGGGATTTTTTATTTTTGAGCCAGATCAAACAGATATGCGCTTGCTTCACCAAGCTCTGACTTCTGGCCGTCTGTCATGTAAGGCAAATACGGTTCAAATGCCTGATGATATTTTTCGGCCCAGTTCTGTTTTGCTTTTGCTGTTTTCAGGCCCTCGATTTTTGCCTGATACTTTTCTTCCGTTCGATGAATGATTTCCTTTACAGCATCATCCCGGAAGCTAAGGCTGCGATACTTCTTCAAATCAGCTGTGGCGCTTACCGGTGCACCGTACTTTTTACACTTTTCGAGTTCCATCAAGCGTCCAACGCAAAAATCATATCTTGTAAAAAAAGTGGCAGGTTCCGTGGTCGTCTGAAGGATTTTTGCGCTTTCCTGAGCCTGTTTCAGAAATTGTGGAGCCAAAACCTTTGCATTCGAGCGAGAATCAACAAGGCCAGTCTGCCCCATCCATTCGGGATTTGGAATATAAAACTGTTCCTCCCCGTCAAGCTCGTCTTCCTGTTCAATCCCTGCTAACCCATCCTTTATGCCTTTGACTGTTCCATACATAATACTGAATACAGCCAGCGCGGCCCAAAAACCTACAATGCCGCAAAAGAACGACACTCCAATGCCACAGCTCGCGGAAGCAATAAAAAAGGCCAGCAAGCCAACTGCAAGGCTTATAAATACATATTTTGCGGGAAATTTGATTTTTGCAGGCTGGTTCCGGATACTTCCTGCAGCCTTCCCGACAGCTCCAGCTCCACGAAAAGCGGCATCAATGCCTTTATTCAGGCTCTTGTTGCCTGAACGCTTTCTATGCCACTCTTTACGGCCATAAGGTGACGATCTCCCCATGATATTTCCTCCTGCTTCAGATATCCCGGCAGAGCCCCACGGCCTTGCCTTCAATGACAACGGTGTTCATTTCCTCTTTGGTGAGGATGATGCTCTCAAACGCCGGGTTTTCCGGGCGGAGCTCTATAAAGTTTTCGTGGAGATACACATGCTTCAGGGTAGCTTCCTCGCCGATGCGCACCGCTGCGATTTCTCCCTGCTCCACCTCCGGTTGGCTGCGAATCGCCACCAGATCACCGTCGTGGATGCGGGGCTCCATGCTGTCGCCCTTGCAGGTCAGCGTAAAGGTGGAGTGCCAGCGGGAAGGCACACAAACCATTTGCTCTACATTCTCTTCCGCCGTGATGGGCGTCCCGCAGGCGATCCGGCCTACCAGCGGCACCCAATCCATCTCCGGCATAGGCTGGAAGCCCGGCGGGATGGTGGGCTTCTTGGGCTCCGGCTGTTCTTCCCAGCCCATCAGGTAGGCGGGGGTGGTCTGCAATATCTTTGCAAGTTCCGCAAAGATATCCACAGGGACTTTTTCAATATCGCCCTTTTCATATCTATAGATCGTAGCCGGAGAAACGCCAAGACGCTCAGCAACCTTTTCTGCCGACAATCCAATCTCTTTTCTGCGTTGCTTCATTCTTTCACCGGTGGTCATTTTTATCACCTCTTGATATGAGAATACACGAAAAGTCGCAAAATTGCAATAGTTAAATGCAATTTCAAGAAATTATTTTGCAAAAATGCGAGCATTCTATTGACTTTCATTTCTGCGAGTGCTATCCTATGTGCAGAAGCTCGCATAATTGCGAGAATGTAAAGGAGGTGAAGAAGCAATGTCTACCAACATGAATCTGCTGCGTGGAAAGCTTAAAGAGCGCAGCATGACCCAGCAGGAACTTGCGCATAAAATCGGCATGGATTCTAGTACTTTATCGCGAAAACTTGCATCGGACGGACTGAAATTCACGGTCGGTGAGATGCACGATATCGCGGCAACATTGAATCTGACCGCTAACGAGTGCAAATCTATTTTTTTGCTGTGAAACTCGCATTTTTGCAAGTTTGTCCAAAGGAGGTGAAGAAGATGACGCAAAACGAACTCACTCAAGTGCTTCTGTGTGCGAGTCTGGTTCTCGGCATTGTGACAGCATTCCAGCGTTGGAAAAATCACTGGTAAAAGTTTTTGTGATGATTCCTTTATTGCTGAAAACTTTCAGCTTATAGGGCGCATTCTCTGCAATGTGTTTTGTGCTCCCAGTTGAAGATAAGACCATGTGCTCATATCCGAGGCCTTCAACTTTAATCGGGAAAATATCGGAATACCACTCTGACCGACTTACTTCTTTGTTCCCGTGCTTCCGGCTGTTTGTCAGAAGCTTCAGACGATACTCGCCGAATACGCACTCACCCAGTTCAGAAGAAAGTTCGAGTCGGCTCAAGGTAATTGCTTCTCTGGACTTATTGATAAAGCAGATATTGAGGACCTCTGTGTATTCCTTTTCAGGACTGGGCCCCAAACAGAAAACGTTCTGAACTTCGACGATGAGATTTTTTCGATTTTTGATCTTATCCGATGCAAAGTTCCAGATCGACAAAGCAAAACTGGCTACTGCGATTAAGAACGTCACATTATCCCGCACATTCAGCCACTCAACTATTTTGTTCCACATATCATGCACATCCTTCCTGTTTTCTCCATTTTACCGCAGGAGCGAGGTGCGCACAAGAAGGTGAACCACATGGACAACAACAAAAAGCCCAGCGAACCTGCGGAAGAGGAACGCTGGGCGCTGAAGGAGGTGAACACGATGAAGAATCCGTTAGCTGTTCAGATTCTGGCTCTGAGCATCCAGATCCTTGCACTGGTTGTCATTTTATTAAAGAAATAAACATGGATGCAGCAGCAATTAAAATCGCAATCAAATTGTAAAGCCGGTTGATTCGATCTTCTTTTGCCTGCTCACGGTCTTTTTCCTCCTGTTTTCGCTGACTCTCTTCAAACTGCTGTTGCAGCTTTTTCAGATTTTCAGCGGTACTCAGTTGAGCCGACAACTGCATCGCATGTTCTTGCGCCGCAGCGCGTGCAACTGTAGCCATCGCTTCATGGTCTCGCGCAACTGCATTAGCTGAGCATTTAACCACATCATTCAGTTCAGACATTATTTTCACCTCCCTTCTGTCTCTCTATTCTATCGCAGAAGGGAGCCACCCACAAGGAGGTACATCTTCACCATGAACGACATTATCTTATCCACCCAGAACGGCGAACCGGTGGCATCCAGCCGGGACGTTGCCAAGCGCTTTGGCAAGGAGCACAAAGACGTGCTCCGCGCCATCAAGAGTATCACAGCGCAAAATTGCGCTGTGACCCAGATGTTCTACCAGAGCGAGTACACCGCAGGCACTGGCAAGAAGTACCCCATGTACCTGATGAACCGTGACGGCTTTTCCCTGCTGGCCATGGGCTTTACCGGCAAGGAAGCCGTGCAGTGGAAGCTCAAGTACATCGAAGCCTTCAACCAGATGGAAAAGCAGCTGGCCGCGCAGCACAAAGAGCAGCAGGCCGTGCAGGATGCCAACATCCAGAACGCCATCGACCGGGTGATCGAAGCCCGGAAGAAGCTGGACGAGAACACCGCTTTTCTGGACGAGCGCCGCAAGAACCGCGAGGACAGCAAGGCCAAGTATATGCAGGTCAAGGCCCTGTGCGGCGAGTTCAAGGCCATTTACGGCCAGCATTGCGACACGGTGCGCACCATGGAGAACGTGGTGCGCGGCTCCCAGAGCTTCCTTACCAACGCCATTGACAGCCTGACCATCGTTGCCAAAGGCTACCCGTTCTACGCCGCCCTGATGGACAGCCTGCTGGATGGGCTGCCCGCCGAAAAGAAGGAGGAATAAAATGTTGAACCCATCAACCATTCGCGGCACTTTCAAGCAGATCCCATACTGGAAGCTGCGGGGACGGTTCCACAGCTGCGGCTACCGCGATCAGGAAGTGGCTGAGTACATCGGCATTGGCCGGGACACCATGAGCGGCAGGATGCAGGGGCACAACCCGTGGACAAGCACGGAGATCACTGCAATGTGTGAGCTGCTGGGTATCCGGCAGAATGAAATCGGGGAGTATTTCTTCCCGCGTGTCGAGGAAGGAGAATCCGCATGAAGATCAAATCCGGCGTATGGTACTGGCTGGCCGTGGCCAGCGGGGCCGTGGGCCTGCTGTACGGCATGGGGCTGGAGGGCAGTTTCCAGACCGGCGGCACCGTCTCGGACGGCGCGTTCATCACGGCTATGGTGCTGATCCTGCTGGCGGTGTTCTTTGCCCGGCTGGGCTTTGCCTCCCATGATCGGGAGCAGCAGGAGCGCCGCAAGGTGCACCAGCAGCCCGCAACACCGTAAAGAGCGGCAGGAAGGCAGGCTGAGCATGAGCGACTTCAAGACCTACACCCGTATCTGCGTGGACTGCGGCAAGGTGCTCTGCAATGTCGGACGCTCTGCCCAGCGCTGCCCCGAATGCGGCAAAAAGCACGCCAACGCCCTGAGCCTTGAATGGGATCGCCGGCGCAATGAAGAACTGCAGGCCCAGCGTCAGGGCCTTGCCGCTGAGCGCAGCAGCCTTGCCCTTCACGCCGAGGTCCGCGCTGCAGAAAAAGCCGGCCTGAGCTACGGCAAATACATGCTGCAGAAAATGCAGGCAAACAAAAAGCCCGCCGGTGCGCCAACACCGACGAGCCCAAAGGGTGATGGAATTTGAAAGCCCCATCACCCCGATCATACCATAAAATCGGAGGTTTTTACAAGAAAATGAATGCAAAAAATAAAAACGCACTGCTGGAGCACATCAAAAACGCGCCCGAATGGCAGTCCGCGCTGATCTACGAGCAGCTTGCTGCCCTGAACAAAGCAGCAGCCGACATCTCCACCGGTACTTCCACACTGGAGCAGGGCTTTGCCGACGGCAAGCTCCGGCCCGACCGCTATTACTGTTCCGACAGGGTCTTCCGCCGGGACTGCAACACCGGCGTTCTGGACAGCATCGCGTCCGCCCTTGGCAGGGCTTTGGCGGCGCTGGAAGTTTTTTCCGCCCTGTCCGATGCATTCCAGCGGGAGTACCTCTCCAGCGTCGAAATCTCGCAGGGCATCTACTACAACGAGCTGGAAAAGCTCTGCCTCAGGCATGGGTACACGAAGGAGGACAACGCATGAAAGGCATTCTGATCGAACCGGACAAGGGGCCCGTGGTCACCACCCTGCCGGATACGCTGCAGGGCATTGAAGCATGGTTGGGCGGGCACGCTGACCAGAAATATTTCTCCCGCACACCTGCCATCCTGATGCACAGTGCCGCAGGCCGGGAGCCGAACCGCATCTGGCGCGGCGAGGTTCTTTGCGGCACTCTTCTGTGCTACGGCTGGCGCGGCGGCCGCCTGCAGCCCCTGAACAAGGCCCTGCAGGCTGAGCTGCTGGACAGGCTCAAGGACACGGAGGTGCGGGTATGATCATCAGCCAGAACAGCAACGATGTTTACTACGCCTATACCCGTGGGCGCTTCTGGCGCTGGGACGGATCCGCACGGGTCTGGAAGGAAAGCCATCTGCTGGCGCAGAAATTCGGCAAGGCCAAGGCAGCTGAAAAGCGGCTGACCCCGGAAGCGTTTCTGACCGGCGATGAGTTCATCCCCATGGATGACTACGAGCTTCCGCAGTCGATGCTGACGGCCCTCATGGAGGCCAAGCCCTGCAAGAACGCGCCCATTGAACCGGCGGAAGAACACCCTACCCCATCCGCGCAGTATTCGGATGCTGCCACTGCTGCGGAAAGCCAAACTGCGGCATCCCCGGCAGCGCCGGAGGGGTCAAGCCCTACGACGGAGAAGGCAGATGCTGTCAGCGGCTCCGATGCTCCGGGCAATGCAACCGGAAAGAACGCTGCACCATCCGCTGGCTCCGGCAGCTCTTTGAGTAATCCCGCCGCGCCTACCTTTGACTTTTCCGCTCTGGGCGAGCTGTCCGAACAGGCCGTGGAGACCGACCAGCAGTTCGACCTGCATTACGGTGTTTCAAAGGATGAATATCTCATTTCCTGCATCTATGTTGCCAAGATGCACGCCCTGACGGCCAAGGCTGGCCGCTATGGCGGCGGTACATGGACAAAGTGGTATGAGAGTAAAGGTTTAAGCCATGGCAGCGCCACAAAAATGGTACAGAATGGCGATGCTTTTAAATCGTCAACTGTTGACGATTTAAAATGCCTGTCAGAACTGACCCGCAAGGACCTGAACCTGATCGCCCGCTCCGGCTGTGCGGAACAGCTCACCGCAGCTGCCGGAGACAGCCAGCGGGTGCAGGAGCTTTTAGCCCAGCTCAAGGCCAAAGAGTACAAACTGAACGAAACGCAGGCCAGATTGAAGAGCGCCTGCATTCAGGAGCAGGAGTCGCGGGACGCAATGAATACCGCCAATGCTCAGCTGGAAGCCGCAAATGCCGACATTAAAGGTCTGACAGAGCAGAACGCCCAGCTGAAAGAGCGCGCCGACTCTGCCGAAGCCCGGGAAGAGGAAGCATGGAAGATGCAGAGCAAGGCCGAAGCCCGGGCCAAGAACGCCGAGGATGCCCTCAAAAAGCAGCCCATCGTGGGCGTGACTGACCCGGAAGAAGTCCGGCGGCAGGCGGATGCCCTTGCCGCCGAAGCAAAGGCGCAGGCCCGCAGACAGATCGAGGACGCTCAGCGCCGGGCTCGTGAAGCCGAAGCCAGATACCAGAAGCTGCAGCAGGATGCAGACGGTTTCCTTGCGCCGGAGCAGTCCTGTGCCCAGCAGGCAAAGATCATCGCTGATTCCATGCGCAGCATGTATCTGGGCTGGTTCGGCCTTGCCAGCACCACCGGCACCCCGCTGGCCCGCATGGCCGCGCCGATCTATCAGGTGTGCGATGAAATTCGTGAATCACTGGAAGAAGATACCACCATCAACCCTACTGCGGAGGGCAGTGTGGAGGACGCAGAACGGGAGGCGTTGTTTGAATGAGATTTGACACAAAAGCATTGTTCAAACTGATGAAGCAGAGCTGGCGGGGCGGCGGCGTGAAGATCCAGCGCACCGAGTACCGCGGGCTGTGGGATTCCTTTTTCATCACCGGCGCGGGCTGGGCGCTGCTGATGCCGAAGGAGCACTGCCCCGGCGAGATCGCGGGCCAGATCGTCACATGGCTGGCGGACATGCCCAAGATCGGCGAATCCAAGTGGGTGGTCAAGGGCTGCGACCCGCAGGACATCCCGGAAAGCGACCGCACCATCGACCTCAGCCGCTATACGGCCGGCACGTATGAGACCGGCATCGCCTGCCTGCCGCTGTACACTGCCACAGATGCCCTGATCCAGTACGGCGACAGCAATCAGGTGGCGGCGTTTCCGCTGGACGCCTTTGCCGTGGTGCAGACCGGTGCGAACCTTGGTTTTCTGGATACGGAGACCGGCATCGCCCGCTGGAAGGATGAGGACACGAAGGGCCTGTTCTGGCTCTGTGACAACGCGGGGCAATGTCCCGCAGGATGTGCGGGACGCCGCAGCGCGGTTCACCCCGCAGAAACATTGAGGAGGTATTTTTATGGTTGAGATCACCCGCGCCACCCGCGAAAAATCCAAGCTGCGTATTGCGCTGGCCGGTGTTTCCGGCGGCGGCAAGACCCTTGGCGCGCTGCTGCTGGCTTCCGGCCTGACCGGCGGCGACTTTTCCAAAATCTGTCTCATCGACACCGAGCACCGGCGCGGCGAGCTGTACGCCAACCGCAGCGACCTTGGCATCGGTGAGTTCTGGCACATCGAACTCAAGGCCCCCTATTCCCCCGATCATTACAAAGAATGTGTGGATGCCGCCGTGCAGAAGGTGGGGCCGGACGGCGTTGTGATCGTGGACAGCCTGTCCCATGCATGGAACAGCTCCGGCGGCGTGCTGGAAATCAAGGCCGGCATTGCCGCCCAGCCCAACAAAAACAGTTACACCGCATGGGACGAGGCCGGACGCATCCAGAACAACTTTATCAACTACCTGCTGTCGGTCAACTGCCACACCATCTGCACCCTGCGGGTCAAGCAGGACTATGTGCTCACCGAGAACGACCGCGGCAGGCAGGTACCGGTAAAAGTGGGCCTTGCGCCGGTGCAGCGGGATGATGTGGAATATGAATTTGACATCATGTTCACCATCGGGCGTGACCACATTGCCACCACCAGCAAGGACGTCACCTTTCTGGACGGCTTCGGCGCGGTCATTACATCGGAACTGGGCAGGCAGCTGGCCGAGTGGGCCAACGACGGCAAGGAGCCCATCCGCTGCGAGGAATGCGGGCGGCTGGTATCGGCCACCAGCAAAATGACCATCGACCAGCTGGCCGGTTACACCCGCCAGACTTACGGCAAATGCCTGTGCGCCGCCTGCGCCCTGAAAGCCGAGAAGGCCCGCCGCGCCGCCGAGAAGGAAAAGGAGGCTGCCCATGCGCCCCAGTGATACCCGCACCCGGCAGAAAAAGGACCGGTTGCAGCAGGCTCGCAATGCCCGCGGCAAGGTCTGGCAGAACGACCTGCTGGATATCCTCTGCGGCATCCCCAAGGTCTGGTGCCGCGGCTGGCCCGCCGACTATGCCGGCCAGCCCTACGACATCGAGGCCACCATCGACGGCCGCAGCTGGGGCATCGAGTGCAAGCACATCGCCAAAGGCAACCTGCCCTTCTCGGCCTTCCGTCCCAACGAGGTGGAGAACCTTTCCCGCAAAGAGGATGCCGGCGGCATTGCGGTGGTGGCCGTGCGCCGGGACGCGCCTGCCGCAGACGTTTACTTTCCGTGGTACTACATCCGCGACCGCGTCGAGAGCGGCGAGCGCGGCAGCGTGAAGCTGGAAGGCCTGCCCACCGACATTCTGAACGTGCTGGAGGTGGTGCACCCGTGATCTACACGCTGGATGGAGAGCTGCATCTACAGGATGTGCCGACGCCGCTGCTGCACCAGCTCATCCGGGAGCTGACCGTGCCGAACCCCAAGTACCAGAATGCCCTGCGGATGGGCAGGCCCACCTACAACATCCCGGAAACGGTGATGCTATACGAGATCAAGGGCAACGCCCTCACCCTGCCGCGCGGCATGGCAGAAGAGGTCTGGCGGCAGCGGCCTGCCGGCACCACCGCGCAGGTCCGCACCCTCAAGGGTGAGCTGGTCGCTTTTGACGCCTCCCGCTTTTCCCTGCGGGGCTACCAGCAGCAGGCCGTAGATGCTGCGCTGGCCTGCCGGTGGTGTCAGGGCGTACTGATCGCGCCCTGCGGTGCCGGAAAGACCGAGATCGGCATGGCGGTCATTGCCCGTCTGGGCCGGCCCGCGCTCTGGATCACCCACACGCTGGACCTTGCCCAGCAGGCCAAGGAGCGCGCACAGCTGCGTCTGGGGCTGGACGAACGGGAGGTTGCCATCGTGTCCGGCCGCCGCAAGCGCTGCGGCACCAAACTGACCATCGCCACCGTGCAAAGCCTGTACCGCATGGAGCTGGACGCGCTTGCCCGCACCGTGGGTGTGGTGATCGTGGACGAGTGCCACCATGTCGTCAATAACCCGGAGCAGGCCAGCATGTTTGCGGCGGTGCTCAAATGCCTGCCTGCCCGCTGGCGCTTTGGCTTGACCGCCAGCGACACCCGCAGCGACGGCCTGAGCGAGACCATTTTTCAGGTGCTTGGCCCCCGCGTGGCGGTGATCGCGCCGGAACAGCTGGAGCAGATCACCATCACGCCGCAGGTCGAAACGGTGCCCACCGCCTTTGTGTATACGCCCCGTGCCAACGAAAGCCCCATCGACTATGTGCGCCTGATGCGCTGCATGGCCGATGATGCAGGCCGGATGCAGACGGTGGAAGGCATCCTTGACCGGGCCGTGACCGAGGGCCGCAGCTGGCTGGTGCTGGCGGCGTCCCTCGCCATTCTGGAACGGCTGCACGAATACGCCCTCAGCCTTGGCCTTGCCGCCGAGTTTGTCTGCGGCGCCACCAAAAAATCCGAGCGCACCGCCGCGCTGGCCCGCATGAAGACCGGGCAGGCCCGCATCCTGTTTGCCACCTACCAGCTGGCAAAGGAAGGGCTGGACATCCCGTGTCTGGACCGCCTTGTGCTGGCAACACCCACCCGCAACAAAGTGATCGTACAGCAGAGCATCGGCCGCATCCAGCGCCCTGCCCCCGGCAAAACCGACGCCCTTGTGATCGACCTTGTGGACGAAAAGACCCCGCAGCTGATGGTGCAGTACAAACAGCGCCGGACGCTTTACAAAAAAATGAACATCACAGAAAAGGAGTACTTACCATGTCTGAACTGAACTATGCATCCGCCCTCGCCGCCCTTGATGATGATTTTGCTTCGGCCAGCGCCCAGACCGGCGGCGGAGAGCTGCCGGTGGGCCGCTACAACGCCATCCTGAAGGAAGCCCGGATCGTGCCCCGCAATAACGGCATTGCCCTGAGCGTGTCCTTCATTGTGACCGAAGGACCGTACAAGGGCCGCTATGCCTTTACCAGCTACGGCCTGCACAAGAACGGCCTGCCCTTCTTCAAGGGCTTTTTGCAGATGATCCAGCTGCCGCTGGCCCGCCTGAGCGAGCTGGAAAAATCGCTGCCGCAGTTCCCCGGCCACCTGTGCGTGATCAACGTGCAGCAGGACAAGCAAAAGCCCCAGTACACCCGCACCTACGTGGACCGCTATCTGGGCATGGGCAAGGTGGAGGACTACCTCAGCCCGCAGGCCCAGCCGGATGCGCAGGACGACTACAGCGACATCGACGACACGGATGATGTTCCCTTTTAACTGAGGAGGTGCACATGCTCGAACAGTTCCCGCAGGCTCTGAAAGAGAGCCGCCGCTGGGTCTGCTTCGATGCCGCCAAAACGCCCATCAACCCCGCCACCGGAAAGAAAGCAATGTCGAACGAGCCTGCCACATGGGGCACGCTGGCGGCGGCACAGGCTGCCGTCTCCCGTTTTGGCCTGCGCGGTGTCGGGGTGCTTTTGGGCGATGGGCTGTGCGGCATCGACATTGACCATTGCCGGGACCCGGACACCGGCACACTCTCGGACATGGCCCGGGAGATCATCGACCAGATGCAGACCTACACCGAAGAAAGCCCCAGCGGCACCGGCGTGCATCTGCTGTTCACCGGCCAAAAGCCGGCCGGGCCCTGCCGCAAAAGCAGCATCGGGCTGGAAATGTACGACGGCGGGCGGTATTTCACTGTCACCGGCAAGGCCCTGAACCGCTGCCCCATTGAGGAGCGCACCGCCGAATGTGCTGCCGTGCACGCAAAGTATCTGGCAAAGTCGGAAACGGCCCCGCTGCCTGCGCCCGCCGCTGTGTGGCAGAAGGTGGACCGCTCCGACGAAGAGCTGCTGCGCACCGCCTGCGCCGCCCGCGATGGTGAGCGGTTTGCCGCCCTGTATGCCGGCAGCTGGCAGGCCTACTACAACAGCCACAGCGAAGCAGACCTCAGCTTTTGCAATCTGCTGGCCTTCTGGTTTGGTGCCGATGTGGAGCGCATGGACCGCATTTTCCGTTCTTCCGGCCTGATGCGCCCCAAATGGGACGAGCGGCGCGGCACCAAGACCTACGGCCGCTGGACGCTGGAGCGCGCCGTCAGCGACTGTCAGGAGGTGTACTCGCCCACATCCGCACAGGACGCCGTACCCTTTGCGGATCAGGACGAAGCTCTCCGCGCACTGAACGCCAAGTACGGTGCGCAGGCGCCTGCCGCCGCGCCGGCCCCCGGCGTCAAGACCTACTCCATGGACGACACCGGCAACGCCCGGCGCTTCCGCGACCGCTACGCCGACCGGGTGCGCTACAACCCCACAGACAAATGCTGGATGGTGTGGGACGGCACCCGCTGGAAGCGGGACGACCTTGCCACGGTCAAGGGCCTTGCAGATGAGATGCTGGACCAGATGGACAAGGCCTGTTTCGGCATCCGGGATATCAATTCTGCCGGTGCCATGCGCCGCCATGTGCAGAAAAGCCGTTCCAGCCGCAGCAAGGAAGCTTTCCTCAAGGAAGCCCAGCACCTGCCCGGCATCCCCATGCTGCCGGAGCAGTTCGACAAAAACAAGGGCCTGCTGAACGTGCGCAACGGCATCCTGAACCTTGCCCGCCGGGAGCTTGTGCCCCATGACCGGGAGCGCTACATCACCCGCATGGCGCAGGTGGATTACGACCCGGCCGCAAAAGCCCCCGTGTGGGAAGCGTTCATCCAGTCCGTCACCGGCGGGGACGCCCGGCTGGCCGAATATCTGCAAGTGATGGTAGGCTACTGCCTGTGCGGTTCCACACGGGAGCAGTGCATGTTCTTTTTGTACGGCGACGGTGCCAACGGCAAAAGCACCTTTCTGGAAACGCTGGCCAAAATGCTGGGCGACTACTGCATGAACGCGCAGGCCGATACCATCGCCAGCACCCGCAGCCGCTCCTCCGGCGCGGCCCGCAGCGACGTGGCCCGCCTGAAAGGTGCCCGCTTCGTCACACTGGAAGAGGGCGATCAGGGCGCAACGCTGGACGAAGGCCTTGTAAAGCAGATGACCGGCGGCAACACCATCACCGCCCGCTTCCAGTACGGCAAGGAGTTCGAGTTCCGGCCGGAGTTCAAGCTGGTGGAAGCCACCAACCACCTGCCCAAGATCCACGGCACCGACGTGGGCATCTGGCGGCGCATCCGGCTGGTGCCCTTTACCCAGAGCATCCCGGAAGAAAAACAGGACATCCTGCTGCCCCAGAAGCTGGAGGGCGAGCTGTCCGGCATCCTCAACTGGGCGCTGGACGGTTTGCAGAAATGGCTGGCCAACAGTCAGGGCGGCAGGCGGCACGGCCTGCCCGCCTGCGCCGCTGTGGACAGCGCCGTGAGCGCCTACAAGCAGGATCAGGACCGCATCGTGGCCTTTCTGGCCGACTGCACCGAACCTGCCGAGGGCAGCACCGTGCAGGCCAGCGTGCTGTTCCGCACCTACCTGAACTGGTGCAGCGAGAACAACGAAAAATGGCGCATGGCCAATAAGCAGTTCGGCATGGAAGTAAAAAAGCACTACGAGATCCGCAAGGGCCGGTATTACAACGAGTTCGTCGGCCTGTGCCTTTCCGACGAAGGGCTGCGCTGCATCGCGCTGAACCGCGGCAGCGAACCTTCTGCCATGCCTTCCCGGCCTGCCCCTCTGTACGAACAAACCAGCCTGAAAAGCTGACCGTGTGGAGGGTGTGGAAGGAAAAGGGGCTGTTCCCAGACTTTTTACTATATTATTTTTTTCGTCCCCCTAGGGAGTTTTCAGAAATAGCCTCCTACCCTCCACACCCTCCACAGAAAGGAGTAACCAATTTGACCTACGAAGAGAAAAAGGCATGGCTCTGGCGGTATCGGACGGCCAAGCGGTTTGAGCTGCTCAAGCTGGACGAGCTGGCCACATTGCAGACCGACGCTACCCACACCACCCAGCGCTTTTCCCCTGTGCCGGGCGGCAGCGGCGACGGACAGGCCCTGCCCCGCAGTGTGGAGCGCATCGACGAAGTCCGCCGGGCCGCCGAGGCGCAGTCTGCCGTGTGCGACACCATCCGCGCCGAGATCATGGACGTGTTCAGCCAGCTGGACAATGAGGTGGATTTCATGATCCTGTTCCGGCGATATATCCTGCTGGAGGACTGGCCGGACATCTCGGAGCATGTCCGGATCTCCCGCAGCCAGACATTCCTGCACCACAGCACAGCCATAAAAAGACTGGATATCAAAAGTCCGGACTGAACCGGAGCGAACCGGACTTGATAATACTGTCAACCCCTGCTAAAATTTAAAATGCCGAAGCCCGCAGGAAAGGTTTACTCCCTTCATCCCTGCGGGCTTTGTGCTGCCCGGCTGACACAGAGGATCACCATTCCCAACCAACAGCCTGAATGTACCAGCCGGGTCTCTTTGCTATTTTCTGCCGTCCATCCGGGCGGCTTTTTGATTTTACGGCAAGAGAGGTGGTGACGTGGCCAACGAAGAAAATCTCATCCCGTTCAGCGAACGAAGCGAGAGCGAAGCAAGAGAAAACGGCAGAAAAGGCGGCATTGCATCCGGCGTGGCCCGCCGCCGCAAGCGCTCCATGAAGGAAGCCGCAGACTACTACCTCAGCCTGCCGGAGACCGACCGCCGCCGGGTGAACGCCTTGCTGCGGGATGCGGTGGACGCCAAGGACATCGACAATCAGATGTCTGTGGTCATGGGCATCACCGAAGCCGCCAAGCGCGGCGATGCCCGGGCCGCAGGCGTGCTGCTCAAGATGCTGGGCGAGGACAGCCCCAAGACCGATACCGCCGCTCTGGATGAAGAAGCTCCCGTGGACGATCTGAGCAAGGCGCTGTTTGAATTGAGCGAGGGCAAGCATGGCGATGGGTGAAAAGCAGCTGCAAATTTTGCAGTTCCGATTTTCGGATTACAGCTACCTGATCTGCGACGGTGCCGTGCGCTCCGGCAAAACTTCCCTGATGATGGTGGGCTTTGTGGATGATGCAATGACCCGCTTCAATGGCAGGCGCTTCGGCATCTGCGGCAAGACTGTGGACAGCGCCACAAAGAACATCGTGCAGCCTTACATGGCCATGCAGTACGCCCAGCGCAGCTACCGCATCAAGTGGAGCCGCACCGACAAGACAATGACGGTCTCCAAGGGCGGCGTCACCAATGTGTTTGAGGTATTCGGCGGCAAGGATGAAAGCAGCTACGCGCTGATTCAGGGCCGCACGCTGGCAGGCTGTCTCATTGATGAGGTGGTGCTTCAGCCCCGCTCGTTTGTGGATCAGGCCATGATCCGCTGCTCCGTCACAGGCTCAAAGGTCTGGTTTTCCTGCAACCCGGCAGCACCTTCCCACTGGTTCTACACGGACTGGATCAAAAAGGCAGATGCCGGTGAGATCAATGCCCAGCACATCCATTTTGTGCTGCGGGACAATCCCGGCCTGTCGGAAGAGACCATCCAGCGCTATGAGCAGTCCTTTACCGGTGTGTTTTATCAGCGTTACGTGCTGGGAGAATGGGTCGCTGCCGAGGGCCTTGTATACCCCTTCTTCTCCGCCGGGCAGGACGCCTACCTCTTCCACGGCGATGCTTCCCACATCGACGGGCAGTTCTATGTGTCCATCGACTACGGCACGCACAACCCGTGCAGCATGGGCCTGTGGGTCATTCATGACGGAAAGGCCCTGCGCATCAGGGAGAGCTATTTCGACAGCCGCGCCGAGCGTGTGCAGCGCACCGATGAAGAGCACTACGCTGCGCTGGAACGCCTGACCAAGGGCTATTACATTCAGGCCGTGGTGGTGGACCCGTCCGCCGCTTCCTTCATCGAGACCATCCGGCGGCACGGCAAGTACATGGTCATTCCGGCCAACAACGACGTGCTGAACGGCATCCGGTGTGTGGCGTCCCTGATGCAGGCCGGGCTTGTGATCATACACGAAAGCTGCGCGGCATCCCGCCGGGAGTTCGGCCTATATTCGTGGGACGACAAGGCCAAAGAGGACCGCGTCGTAAAGGAGAACGACCACGCCATGGACGACATCCGCTATTTCTGCTATACGATACTGGCCCCGCTGATCCGCTGGGCAGACTGGAGACGAAAATAATGTTCGACAAACTGCTTTTCTGGCTGCGGGAGAAAGCGCGGCTGCTGTTTGGTGAAAACACCGCCGTCAGCGCAAGTGTATCCTACAGCATGGAAAACGCGATCATCCTGTGGGCGCAGATGTACGACACCGGCGGGCCGTGGTGCCACGGCGGGAAGAACCCGCTGCACAGCCTGAAACTGGCCCAGAGCGTTGCATCGGAACTGGCCCGGCTGACCACGCTGGAAATGGAATGCCTTGTTTCCGGCAGTGCCCGTGCCGACAGCATCAACGCCATGCTGCAACCCTTCATTGCGGACCTGCGCACGCCGGTGGAATATGGCTGTGCACTGGGCGACATCCTGTTCCGGCCCTTCCTCGATGCAGAGGGCCGCGTGCAGATCGACGCCGTACAGGGTGACTGCTTCTGCCCCACCCACTTTGATAGCTCTGGCCGCATGACCGGGGCTATTTTTTACGATCATCTGGTGCGCGGCAACCGCATTTACACCCGTCTGGAAGATCACGAGTTTTCCGGCGGCACGCACAGCATCACGGTCAAGGCATTCCGTTCCATGACCAGCGCAGACCTTGGCATCGAGGTGCCGCTGACCGATGTGCCGGAGTGGGCCGCGATTTCCCCGCACACCGAGTTCTCCGGCGTAGACCGCCCGCTCTGGGGCTTTTTCCGGGCGGCCAGCGGCAACGCCACCGACCGGCATTCCCCGCTGGGCGTGAGCGTGTATGCCGCTGCGGTCGATACCATCCATGATGCAGATGAACAGTACGGTCGGCTGCTGTGGGAGTACGACGGCGGGCAGCTGGCCATCGACGCAGATGCCAATTCCATTCGCACGAACCCGGACGGCACCAGCACACTGCCTGAGCGCATGGAGCGGCTGTACCGGCATTGGGTGTCCGGCGGGCAGTACGGCTCCGGCAGGAACCTGTTTGAGGTGTTTGCTCCTGCCCTGCGCGATGAAAGCTACCGCCGTGGTTTGGACGCCATGCTCAAGCGGGTGGAGTTCCAGTGCGGCCTTGCCTACGGCACCCTGTCCGACCCTCAGAACGTGGACAAGACCGCCGAAGAGATCCGCAGCAGCAAACAGCGCAGCTACACCACCGTCAAGGACTTGCAGCGGGCGCTGGGCACGGCGCTGTCCGATCTGGTGTACGCCATCAACAAGCTGCTGGATGCCCAGTGGAACAGCGGCGCAGCCATTTCCCCGCCGGGTGACTGCAACGTCACCTTTGATTTTGACGACAGCATCATCTCCGACCCCAAGGAGCGCAAGCAGATGTACTGGGGCTACGTTACCGCAGGCAAGTTCCCATTCTGGCGGTATCTGGTGGAGTTTGAGGGCTACAGCGAGGACGACGCCAAGGCCATTGCAGCCGAAGCCAAAGCGGACAACCACACCGAAGAGCAGCTCACCTTCGGGGGTGCCTGATGCTGCCGCCGAGTTACCTCGACCAAATGCCGGACGCCTTTGTGGCCCTCTGGCGGCAAGTCGAGGACGAGATTCTTAGGGACGTGGCCCGGCGCATCGGCAAGATGGACGCGGTAACGCCCACCGCCAACTGGCAGTTATGGCGCTACCAGCAGACCGAGGCCCTGCGCAACGACGTGGTAAAGCTGCTGGCCAAGTACACCGGCAAGAGCGAAAGCGCCATCCGCAGGCTGCTTTTGCAGGCCGCCACCGAAGCCATGGCGCGCGAAGATGCGATCTATTATCACTACAACATGGAGCCGACGCCCTTTGAAGAGAGCGCCGCGCTCAACAATCTGCTGGACGCCGGTGCCAGGCAGACCTGCGGCACATGGCAGAACCTGACCGCCACCACGGCAAACACCGTCACAGGGGCCTTTGAGCGCACGCTGGACGCCGCATGGCTCAAGGTGAGCACCGGTGCCTTTGACTACAAAACCGCTGTCAAACAGGCCGTAGACAGCCTTGCAGACGACATGCCCATGGTGACATATCCCAGCGGGCACACCGACAGCATCGAGGTGGCCGCGCGGCGCGCCGTGCTGACCGGTGTGAACCAAACCGCAGGCAAGCTGCAAGTGGCCCGGGCCGACGAGATTGGTGTGGAGTTTTTCGAGACGGCGGCCCATGGCGGTGCCCGTCCTTCCCATGCCGCATGGCAGGGCAGGCGCTTCCATCGCGGCGGTGCGGTGGATTACAAGGGCAGGCACTACCCGGATTTTGAAACCGCCACCGGCTACGGCACCGGCGCAGGTCTGTGCGGCTGGAACTGCCGCCACACCTTTTTCGCGGTGTTCCCCGAACTGGGCGACCCACCCCAATGGACGCGGGAAGAACTGGAAGCCCTCAACGCCCGGAACATCGAATACAACGGCAAAAAGTACACCGCCTATGAAATCAGCCAGATGCAGCGTGCCAGAGAGCGGAACGTCCGCCGCTGGAAAAAGCGGTATCTGGCCGAAGATGCTGCCGGGCTGGACACCACCGACGCCGCGGTACGCCTGAAAGCGGCCCGCCAGAGCCTTGCAGAGTTTGCACAGGCCACCGGCGGCAGAGTGGACAGCGCCCGCACCAGCGTGCCGAAGTTTGGCAGGAGCGAAGCGAGCAGGGCAAGTGCACAGGCGCGAAAGGTAGCGCAGCCGAAGGTTCAAAGTACACGAGGAAGCGGCGGCGCATCTGGACAGAATGGAAAAACCGTGCGTAAAGTTTTGGGAAAGGTCGATACGACCAACACGAAACAGGTTGACGCGCTTAAAAATTCGTTCTGTTCTGGCTATGCAAAATCTGACGTTGAGCATATGATGGTCATTACAAAAGATGGCGAAGTCCATTATATGACCGACAACAATCCCAGAGGGGTTGACTGTTCGTATCTGGGTGGTAAACTGAAAGGCAGTTACAACATTCACACGCACCCACCCAAAACAACGCAATATTCTTTTAGCACAGACGCAGATATCCCCGGCGCATTCGCTGACGGTACTGCTGTCATGGAAGCGGTTGACTACAAATACCGCTATCGTTTTGTTGTACCTGAAAATATCACGTTTGAGCAGTGGGAAGCCGTGTGTGAGGAAGTTCGCGAGGAGCGAAATGCCGTAATGGAAAGCAGAGGGTATGGCTTCGATGATTATGAAGAAAATATCCAGCATGTCATTATTGACGAAACATGCCGCAGACTTGGCTTGAAGTGTTATCACAGGGAGAAGCGAACATGATTTATACTCTGGAACAGATTGACCAGCTCACAAAGGAAAGCGTCCGGCGTGAAAATGCGCTCATTGCTGAATATCGGCGTACACATACAGTCCCCGGCAGAGGGGTTATTTCTACTCCCGAAATTGATGCCGAGCGTGCAGAGCAAAAGCGTCTGTATGGGGAATACCTCAAAGCTCTTGCCAATAAGGATTAACCACCATCCCATCCGGACGGTGGTTTTCTTTTGCCCATTTTTCAGGAGGCACACTATGGTTACTACGGTTCTTATTGTTCTGATGATCCTTGCCCTGCTTGAGATCGTTCTTCTGAACGGTGCCCGGCTGTTCTTCATGATCGTATCTGCCATTCAGACCGCGCAGGACGACAAATACACGCCGCACCCGCACCCCAAAAAGTAAGCTTTCATTCACGGAAATCCCCCATTTTAACCACTGTATGCCCCTCAAAAGGCACAACAGTGGTTTTTTTATGCCGTTTTAGCTCATGTTGGCAGAGCACCGGACTTTTAATCCGGGGGCGGCGGGTTCAACTCCCGCAAGCGGCACCACAGCGGAAGGCGGCGCGTACCCCGTCTTGTCCCGTGCGGAATGAGAACCGCGATACAAAACAGCAGGGACTTATCCACCCAACAGACAAAAGAAAGGAGCACATCGCAAGTGAAACGCGAAGATGTGAGCAAGATCATTCCGGGTATCACTCAGGACCAGCTGGACAGCATCATGAACCTGCACGGCGCGGATATCACGGCCAAGGTGAACGAGATCACCACCCTCAAGGCCGAGAAAACCACCCTGACCGAGCAGCTGAACACTGCAAACGGCAAGCTGGAAGGCTACGATCCTGAGTGGAAGGCCAAGGCCGAACAGGCAAAGACCGATGCTGCCGCGCAGGTGGCTGCCCTTGAGAAGGGCTATGCGCTGGAACGCAAGGCTTCCGGGCTGAAATTTTCCAGCGAGAGCGCCCGCAAGGCGTTCCTTGCCGAGGCAAAGGCCCAGAATTTTGCTATGAAGGACGGCGAGATTCTGGGCTTTGATGACTATGTCAAGACCTTCAAATCCGCAGACCCCAGCGCCATTCTGCCGGACGGCGGCATGGTACAGTTTTCCACATCCGCACCGGGCGGCAACCGCCAGCCCGCAAACGAACATGAGGCCGCAAATGCTGCATTCCGTGCAGCGTTCGGCCAGAAAGGTTGATTCTTATGGCTATTGATGCAATCGCCCGCAATAAGGCTGAGGCCCTGATCCGGGAGCAGCTTGTGAACACCATCCAGCAGGACGTGCCCAAAAGCTCCATCGTGATGCAGCTTGGCACCCGCCTTGCAAACATGACCTCTAACCAGACCAAGATCCCCGTGCTGTCCATGCTGCCGCTGGCTTACTGGGTCAACGGTGACACCGGCATGAAAAAGACCAGCAAGCAGGAATGGGACAATGTGTACATGACCGCTGCAGAGCTGGCTGTCATCGTGCCCGTGCCCGAAGCTGTGCTGGCAGACTCCAGCTTTGACATCATGGGCGAGGTACAGCCCCGCGTCCGTGAAGCCATGGGCGCAAAGATCGACAACGCCATCCTGTTCGGCGGCGAGCGCCCCACCGAGTGGACGACCGATGTTCTGACCCTTGCGGCAAAGAACAAAGTCACCGGCCCCATCGACTACGCAAAGCTGCTGGGCAAGGACGGTCTGTTCTCCAAGGTGGAGGCTGGCGGCTTCGGCGTGGACGCCGTGGTGGGCGACCTGACCGCCAAGGCAGAGCTTCGCGGCCTTGTGGATACCACGGGCCGTCCCCTGTTCCGCTCCGATATGCAGGGTGCCACCACCTACGCGCTGGACGGCGCACCGATGTACTTCCCGGAGAATGGCGGCTTTGATGCTTCCAAGGCACAGCTGATCGCAGGCAACTTCAAGAAGCTGGTGTACTCCATCCGTCAGGACGTCACCGTGAAGCTGCTGGATCAGGGCGTTATTCAGGATCCTTCCACCAAGGAGATCGTTTACAACCTCGCCCAGCAGGATATGGTGGCCCTGCGTGTGGTCATGCGCATGGGCTGGGCTCTGCCGAACCCCGCCACCCGCCTGAACACCGACCGCTCCAAGGTGCCGTTCGCATTCCTGACCGCCGCTGCCGCGTAAGGAGGACTGACCCATGCTCTACTGCACCTATGACCAGTACGCGGCGGCGGGCGGAACGGTGCCGGAAACGGCCTTCGGTGTGCTGTGCAGCCGGGCTTCCCGCATGATCGATGCCGCCACCTTTGGCCGGGCCGAGAGCCACGCCGCCGGGTGTGAGCGCTGCCGGGATGCCCTCGCCGATGCCTGTACGCAGATCATCGGACTGTTGGCCGCTGCATCTGCTGTTGGCGCTGTGCCGGGCGCATCCAGCACCAGCAACGACGGGTGGAGCGTCACCTTTGGCACCGGCAGTGTGAGCGCCGCCACCCGGCAGGAAGCGGCTGAGATCATCCGCACCGCGCTGGGCGCTGACCCACACGATCTGCTGTACAGGGGGATCTTGTGATGCAGACAGCCGTTACTGTGGTGAACCTCATCCATGACACCGCCACCGAAGCGGACACCCCGGTGTGCTGGGTGTTCCCGGGTTGCAGCTGGCGGGAAGTGCGCAGGACCTCTGACAACCGCTCCATCTCCGGCTCCGGCACCGCCAAGGACCCGGAGCGCACCACCCACATCCGCATCCCGGCCGGCATATGCACGGCAGGCTATCTGCCCTATGCCCAGTGGGCGGCGCTGTCTGCGGCGGAAAAGGCCAAGCACTGGACGCTGAAACGCGGCTGGAAGCTGGTGCAGGGTGCGGTGCAGAGCCTGACCGAAGCCGAGTATGCCAAACTCGAAAAAACGCACCTGTGCTGCACGGCGGCGGCTGTCTCGGATAACCGGGAACCGCTGCTGCCCCACTGGCATGTGGAAGGGAGCTGATCGCATGAGCGCACCTGTTTTTGATTTTAAGATCACCTTCCGGCCCGGCTTTCAGGCCGACATGGACGCGCGGTTTGCAAGATTGCAGTTTGCTTTCTCACAGAAAGTGGCGGCAACGGTAGACCCCTATGTGCCCTTTGACACCGGCACGCTGAAAAACAGCGTGAATCAGGCATCCGACTTCAAGGAAGGCCTGCTGGTGTACAATACGCCCTACGCCCGCAGGCAGTATTACCTGCATGAACAGGGCAAGGGCCTGCATGGTAAGAACGGCCTGCGCGGCTCCTATTGGGGCCAGCGTGCCATTGCCGACCACAAGGACGAACTGGAAAAGTTCGCCCACGATGCCGCAAAGCAGTTTCTGGGAGGTAACAAATGAGCGAGACCGTCAAGCCCACCATTGCCGCCCTGCGGGCATGGCTGAAAACCTGCCCGCTGATCGCCGACGAGCAGGAAGCCACCGGAGCCGCCTTCCGCATTGCCGGGCTGGAAGAAGAATCCACCGCCTTTTCCATCGAGGACAGCCCCGGTGACCCCATCGTTACCGAGTACATCTCTGGCTGGGAAATGGCAAAGAATTACCTCTTCCTCAGCCGCAGTGACTACGGCGAGACTGACGTGCTGGCCGTACAGAACAGCGGCTTCTATGAGCAGCTCACCGAGTGGGTCATGCAGCAGGATGCCCGCCATAACCTGCCCGACCTCTCGGCCTGCGGCGGGGGCAAGACCCCCACCGGCATTGCCGTGACGAACAGCGGCTACATCGTCACAAACAGCGCGGGCAGCTGTAAGATGCAGCTGCAGATGCGCCTGACCTACTACATGCCCAAATGAAAGGAGTTTTGATATGACCGTAGCGGAAGCTATTACCAAGTCCGGCATCACGCCCAGCGCGTCCTACACCGGCATTGAGACGGCGAACGATTTTGTGCTGGCGTTCCAGACCGACAAATCCAAGCAGAGCAAAGAAGCGGACTGGATCGTCTGCGCCGACCACGTGAAGGAGCACTCCGGCTCCCTGAACGCCACCACCGAGGATTCCCAGTACATCCGCACCGGCAACGTCACCGATAAGACCGGCACCCAGCGCACCCTTGCCGTCAACGGCGACCGCTGCGTGGGCGACGCATTTCAGGATTTTGTGCTGAGCCACAAGATCGTGTACGGCACCGGCAGTGATGTCATCGTGCCCTACATCTATTTCAGCCTGCGCACCGGCAAGGGCGAGAAAGGCAGCGCTGCGCTCATCGTCACCAGCGACGTGGGCGGTGCAGCCGGTTCCAAGGCCACCTTTGCCTGCGACGTGAAGGCCATCGGCACGCCGGAGGAATTCGATTACAACACTGCAACCTAGTCCGCTGAGACTGCCAAGGCCGTCAAGGCCGTCAAGGGCTGATTTTTTCCCAACATGTCCCCGCTCCACACCGGAACGGGGATCTTTTATGCCGTGATTGACTCGATGCCGGTTTGAGTCCGGCACACGGCCCAACTGAAAGGAGCCAGAACATGGTTATTTGTGGACAGGAATTTGAGTTTTCCGCGCTGAATGCCAACGATGTGGAGCGTGTGGAGACGGCGCAGCGGCACATGGAAGCGGCATCCGACCGCGAGAAACAGCGCCAGCATACCGGCATGGCCGACATTCTGCGCGGCCAGTGCCGCCTTGTGATGCACTATCTGGATGAGGTGCTGGGCGAAGGCGCAGCGGAGCGTCTGGGGCTGGACAGCAACGATTTCGGAGCCTGCACCCGCGTGATGAAGGCATTCAAGGATGCCTGCACCGCAGAACAGGAGACCGTAAAACAGGCGGCTGCGGTGCCCATGAACCGGGAGCAGCGCCGGGCAGCAGCAAAGCAGAAAAAGGCCGTCCCCTACAAGGTCATTTCTACGCCCAAGACTACGACTGAGGACGCCTTCATCCGTGGCCAGACTGAGATCTCCTACGGCGGCGAGCCCGACGTGGCGGTTCCCGATCTGACCGACGAGCAGAAAACCGAGCAGCTGATCGATGCCCGGCAGGCTGTGAATGCCCTGCGGGACGACCCCGACGCCATGCAGCAGCTGGCAGAGTACGCTCTGCAGCTGGCATCCGAGCGCCATGTCTGACCTGCTGCTGGACGAGTTGCCCACCCGGTGGCACGGACACGAAATTATCCCGGATTTCCGGCCCATGGTCTGGCTGGTCAACACCTACGTGCGCGGCCAGACAGGAGATGACCCCATCGGTTTTGCGGTCAGCGCCCTCTGGCGTTTTTACAAAGACCCACACTGTTTTCTGAACGACCCTCAGAAGATCATCGATGCCTACGGGCACATGATTGAGTTTTACAAGGCAGGCGAGAAAAAGGCTGAATGTGCTGAATCTGAGAGCGGCAGCGCTGCTTTCTCCGGCCTTGCCTTCGATTACCAGTGTGATGCGGGGTACATCGTGGCGGCGTTCCAGCAGGCCTACGGCATCGACCTGACCCGGGAGCGGGTGCACTGGTTCCGGTTCCGGGCGCTCTTCGCGGCCCTGCCGGAGGAGACCCTCATGGCCAAAATCATGAGCTGGCGCACCATGGATCTTTCCGAGTACGAGGGCAGTATGCGTGCCCACTACGCCGAGCTGCAGGAGCGCTTTGCCCTGCCGCCGGAGCTGAGAGGGGGTGCCGCCCGTGTCGTGTCGGTCGAAGAGCACGATGCCGCGTTCCTTGCGCGGTTCCGGCACTAGCCGTGCCCCGGTGCCCTGCCCCTACTGTGGGCGAGCCCTGCCGGTGTGGGCAGAAACTGCCGCATCTGCCCACGGCCTGTGGGTCAAATGCAAAAATCCCGCCTGTAAGCGGGAAATAGAGATCAAGTTATAACAGCCTGTGCCCTGTGCCCGCGCTCTTTGGAATGAGAGGTGGACACAGTGGCATTCGATTTTGACATTACCGGCAACACCAAACTGGACACCAACGGCTTTACCAATGGCATTTCCAGCATGACGGTGGCTGCCGGTACGCTGATTGCCGACTTTGTAAAATCGGCCACCAGCAAAATGGCCGAGCTGGTGACATCCTCAGTGGATATCGGCGCGTCCTTTGAGACAGCCCTTGCCAAGGTCAGCACTATTGCCGACACGGGCAAGGTCTCGGTGGGCGAGCTGAGCAAGCAAATTCTCGACACCTCCGACAGCATGGGCGTTGCCGCTGCAGACATTGCCGAAGCGGCCTATCAGGCCATCAGCGCAGGACAGGACACCGCAAATGCCGTGGCCTTTGCCGGACAGGCTTCCAAGCTGGCCGCTGCGGGCTTCACGTCCAGCAGTGCGGCGGTTGACATCCTGACCACCGCCCTGAATGCCTACGGCATGAGCGCAGAGCAGACCACCCACGTTTCGGATGTATTGCTGACCACCCAGAATCTAGGCAAGACCAGCGTAAACGAATTGGCGTCCAGCATGGGCAGGGTCATCCCGCTGGCTGCGGCATACGGCGTCACCGTCGAAAACCTGTCCAGCGGTCTGGCTGTTCTGACCGCCAACGGCATTGCTACGGCAGAAGCTACCACCTACACCAAGTCCATGCTCAACGAGCTGGGCGACGCCGGTTCTACTGTCGGTAAGATTCTGCAGCAGCAAACCGGCAAGGGCTTTGCCCAGCTAAACGCCGAGGGCAAGAGCCTTGGCGACGTGCTGCAGATCCTCTACGACAGCGTGGACGGCGACAGCACTGCCTTTGCGGGTCTATGGTCGAGCGTGGAAGCAGGTACCGGTGCACTGTCGCTGGCGTCCGGCGGTGCAGAGCACTTTAACGATGTTCTCAGCCAGATGCAGAACAGCGCTGGCGCTACCGAGACCGCCTACGAGACCATGACCGACACCTTCCAGCACAAGGTGGACACCCTGCAGACGGCGGCGCAGAACCTCGGCATCACCCTGTTTGACTCGCTGGAACCGGCGCTGTCGGATGCCGCCCAGTGGGGCACCGACTGCATCACCAAGCTGACCACCGCCCTGTCCGAGGACGGGCCGGAAGCTATGCTGGCCGCTGCCGGAGAGATCATCTCTGATCTGGCGGGCAGCATTGTCCAGCAGCTGCCCAGCCTGATGCAGTCCGGTGTGGAGATCATCGATCAGCTGGCGACTGGCATTGTGGAAGCTACACCACAGGTGTTGAGCGTGGCGGCTTCTGTGCTGGGCGCACTGGTGCAGGGCTTGAGCGAAGTGCTGCCCCAGCTGGTGGATACCGGCATTCAGATGATCTCTCAACTGGGTGAGGGGCTGAAATCCGGCCTGCCTGATCTGATGGCGCAGGCAATGCCCGTTGTTGCAGACTTTGCCAGCGGCCTGCGTGAGAATGTCGGCCAGATCGTAGACGCCGGTATCGAGCTTATCCTGAATCTGGCGCAGGGCATCGCGGATGGCCTGCCTACGCTGATCGAGTACCTGCCCGGCATCGTCTCCGATATCGCGGGCATTATCAACGACAACGCCCCCAAGCTCCTGATGGCAGGCGTGCAGCTGATCGTCACTCTGGGCAAGGGCCTGCTTCAGGCGGTTCCTACCCTCGTTGCCAACATTCCGCAGATCATTCAGGCAATCGTCGATGTGTGGAGTGCCTTCAACTGGCTCGACCTCGGCGCAAAGGCAATCAAGCTTCTCAGCAACGGTATCACTGGAATGGTTGGAGCTGTCAGCAATGCTGGCAAAAGCATTGCTGACAGCATCGTGAACGCCATCAAGAACCTTCCTGACACGCTGGCAAACCTTGGCAAGGTCGCCATGTACGACCTGCAGGGGGCTATCACGGGCGCGATTGGTGCGTCCAAAGTGGCAGCTCTCAAAATCGTATCCGGCATCGAGACCTCGTTCAACACGCTCCCTGCCCACCTTCTCAGTATCGGCAAAAACGCGATTCAGGGTCTCATCAACGGCATCGCCGAGATGGCGGGCGCCGTTGTAAAATCCATCACCGGTGTGGTCAGCGGCACCGTCAACACCGCTAAGGGCATTCTCGGCATCCACTCCCCGTCCAAAGTCTTTGACGAGATCGGCTTGAACATCTGCAGGGGTCTTGCTGAAGGTCTGACCATCAACGCACCCCTCGCCGAAGACGCTGCAAAACAGGTCGTCGCTTCTGTCACCAGCACGACCGAAGCTCTGACCGGCTCGATGCAGACCGTGACAGAGACGGTCACGGAAATCCTCAAGGACGGCACCACCCAACAGAAGCAGGTCATCACCGAGGTCTACGACGACGTGGTGGACGGTGCCCTTGTGACCATCGAGCGGGTCAAGACCATCGCCGCCGACGGCACTGTACAGGTGGCTGAGCAGGTCAAAAAATCCAGCGCGGACACCTTCGACGGCCTGTGGAAGGAGCTGCAGACCGAAGCGGACGCCGGCGTGCTGGGCACCTTCGATGATCTGTACACCGCCGTCAAAAATCAGGACTGGCTCTCCGTCGGCAAGTGGGTCGCAAACACCATCTACAGCGGCCTGACCGCCGACCAGAAGCAGCAGGTGCAGTCCTTCGCCCTCGGCATCGTGGACAAACTCAACGCGGCGCTGGGCGGTGCCCGGGACAAGCTGGTGCAGGGCGCCATCGACCTCGGCACCCAGATCTGCAGCGGCCTGACCGGCGGCTTCTCTGAGGTCTGGCAGCAGGCGCAGGGCCTCGGCTCCACCCTCGTCTCGGTCTTTCAGGGCCTGCAGGGGCCGCTGAGCACGGCGGCTCTCGCCATCAGTCAGGGCCTGAGCGGCGGTCTGCTGTCCAGCTTCCCCGCCATTTTTGCGGGCGTGGCTTCCCTCGTCGGCACCATCGGTGCGGCCTTTGAGGGCCTGTTGGCCGCCATCTCCGCCGCCCTGAGTGCGACCATCTTTGGCATCCCGATGGGCCTTGTGGTGGCCGCAGCCGCCGTTGCGCTGGGCATTGCCATTGCGGCCATCTGCTCCCGTCTGGGCGGCAGTAAAAAGAGCAGCGGCGTGTCCGGCGGCGGCTCTTCGGGCGGTGGCGGCGGCTCCGGCAGCATGGGCAGCGTGGACATCACCACCGGCACCGGCAGCCTTGAGGACGCCATCAACGCCAACACCAAGGCGCTGGAAAAGACGAACTCCGCCCTTGCCGACATGATCCGGCAGGCGGGGGCTCTGGTGCTGTCTGACAACATGCGCCTCGGCTCCACCGTGGCCGCTTCCGGTACCGCGCAGGTGGTGTCCGCTGCAAACAGCTACCGCCGGGAGGGCGACACCAACATCATCCAGAACTTCTACAACGGCCACGATACCGCCGCCGCACAGCAGCGGGAAGCCCGCTGGGAGGCCGACATGGCCCGCCGTCAGCGCCGATGAAAGGAGGACGCCGTGCTTTTTAAGGATCATCTCAAGATCGTCACAGACGCCGGTGCCGTCCTGCATCTGGGCTGGGACTACGATGCCCCCTACTTTCTCGACCCGCTGAACGGCGTGGATGTGGACCTGCAGACCGCGCAGGGCATCCATCAGGTCGGTGCCACCGTGGAGGGACAGAGCGTCTCCGGCGTGTCCCGCACCCTCGATGTGGTGTTCTGGGGCGCATACGCGCTGGACAATGCCCGGGCGTTCAGCAAAAAACTGCCCTACTTCACCAAGGGCACCCTGTACTTCGGCGACCATTATTTCACCCGCTTTGTGCTGCAGAAAACGCCCTACTTTTCCAGCTACACGCCGCAGCCGCGCTGTTCGCTCATGCTCTACAGCGAAAAGCCCTTCTGGTACGACCTCAACGCCGTCAGCAGCGTGCTGGGCGGGTACGAGAAAGCGTTCTGCTTCCCCGTCTGCTACGACAGCCACATCTACGGCATCAAGCGGGACGGCACGGCGGCGGTGCTGCGCAACGAGGGCAGCCTGCCGGTACCCTTCACGGCCACCCTGCGGTGCGACATGCCGGTGACCCACCCCAAGGTGGTGGACCTGCAGACCGGGGCCTTCATCGGCTTCGACCTGACCTTGCAGCCGGACGAAACGCTGGAAATTTACCGCTCCACCTCCGACCGGCTGGCCTGCACCCTGACCCGGGCAGGCGTGACCGAGAACATCTTTGCAAAGCTGGACGAGGACAGCACCCTCACCGAGCTGCAGCCCGGCGATAACGTGCTGAGTATGCAGGCGGAGAACGGCTCCGGCTACCTGCAGGCATCCGTCAGCTTTTACCCGATGGAGGCGGGCATCCTGCCCGAACCGCTATGAGACTGGACGTTTTAGAAGCAGAGACCCTTGCCCGCGTGGGCTGGGTGGACGTGTGGGTGTCCCTCTACTGGGACAGCCCCTATTACTCCGAGGGCAGTTTTACCCTTGAGGTACGGCCCACCACCGAGAATCTGCAGCTTTTGCAGGAGGGCCGCTGGCTGGTGCGCAGCGACGAGAACCCCCGCATCCCCATGCGCATCTGCTCCCGCGCCAACCAGAACGAGGACGCAAACCTTGTGGTGTCCGGCTACCCGGCAACGTGGCTGCTGACCAAGCGGGTGTCTGCGGTGAGCATCAAGAACCAGAACGCCGAAGCCGCCATGCGGGCGCTGGTGTCAGCGGCAAAGCCGTGGCCCCGGCTTGAGCTGGGCACCGCGTACGGCTTTGACACCACCTTTGAAAAGCAGACCTCCGGCGGCACGGTGTTCGACTACTGCCAGACCATCGGGCAGGCCTGTGATCTGGGGTTCCGGGTCATTCTGGACGGCACCGGCAGCAGCAAAAAACTGCTGTTCGAATGCTTCCGGCCCACCTTCGACCCGAACCGCCGCTACAGCCCCCAGTGGGGCAACCTGCGCAACGCCGGGTGGAGCTTTGCCGACACCAACTACGCCAACGTGGCCCTTGTGCAGGGCGCTGGCGAGGGCGACGAGCGGGCTACCGTCTGGGTGGGCGACGTGGACGCCACCGGCTCCGACCGGCGGGAAATGTACATCGACGCCCGGGACGTGCAGCCGGAGGACGGCGAGACCAGCACCAGCCGGAGCTATCTGGAAAAGCTGGCCGACCGGGGCGGCGAAAAGCTGCTGAGCCAGCTGCGCACCGGAAGCATTGAGTTTGACGTGGACGATGACACCCTGCAGGTGGGCGACGTGCTGAGCGCAAGCCTGCCCCAGCTGGGCTACACCGCCATGGTGCGGGTGGCCGACATCATCACCCAGAGCGAGGACAGCGGCACCACCCGCACCATCCGGCTGGGCACGCCCACATGGCACAAGACCTGAAGGAGGACTTTATGGCCGATATCATTACTTACCCCGAAAATGGCATCACCTACGATGCCGACGACGCTTCCGGCTACCTTGCCACCCGCCTGAGCGGCGTGTACAGCGCCGAGGAGGATTTCTCCGTCACGGCACAGGGCGGCCTGAGCGTACAGGTGAGTGCCGGTCAGGCATGGGTGCGCCCGGCGCGGTTCAAGGGCCGCAGCATCATCATGGCGCAGCCCGAGACCTTGGTCCTGACCGCAGCCGACGCCGTGCGCAGCCGCATTGACCGGGTGGTGCTGCGCTACGACGCCGCCGCCAAAAAGACCCGCCTTGTGGTGCTGGACGGTACCCCGGACTCCGCTGCCCCTGCGGCCCCGGACATCTCCCGTACCGAGCTGGCCTACGACCTCTGCCTTGCCGAGATCAGACGCCCCGCAGGCAGCACCGCCGTCACCGCCGCCGACATCACCGACACCCGCGCGGATGAAACCGTCTGCGGCGTCATGCGGGACGGCGTGACGGGGATCCCGGCCGCAACGCTGATCCAGCGCCTGCGGGCCGAGATCGACAAGCTGGACAAGGGCAGCTTCTACGATAAGACCGAGGTGGACACACTGCTGAATTCATTGCAGGAGCAGATGTCAAAGATGGGGGCAAGCGGGCAGCCCGTGGTGGTGTGGAGCTTCGGCGCTAAGGTTGACAGAGGTGCAACTAAAACCACCACCGTCGCTGATAATGTTGATTATCTGATTTTTAGTACGACTTATGCTGGCAGCAGTAGTCTGGTCGTCCTGCGCGGCAAAAGCGTCACTTGGGGCTCGATGAAAGTCACGTTTGCTCAAAACGGTACACTGACCATACGCAACAGCAGTGACGGCGGTTACGGCGATCCAATCTATTTTACCGGCTACCACTACCTTACCCCCAGCGACGGCGCGAAATCGCCGTACATCGTGGACGTACTGCAGAATAGTTCCAGCAACAAAACTCTTACAGTGGACAGCTCTGTAGATTATATTGAGGCAGACGGGCAGTATATCGCACGAGGAACGCCGACCGGCAGCGATCCGAGCTTCTCAAGCGAAGGAGCGATCACGCTCCACTATACATCTGCTAACTCAAACGGCTACAAATATTACCCTACGACAATCATCCTTTATCACCTGATTACCCCCGAAGAGCTGAACAACAAAAACGTCGCTGCACAGGCCGCACAGGCCGACGCGGACGCGCTGAACCTTGACCAGGACTACCGCCTGACTCTTCTGGAGCTGGGCGTGACCGATGATGAAACAACTGAAACCGCATGAACAGAAAGGAAGGACTCCTATGGCACTTTATAACACCTGCAAACGCATGATCGAGCGCGGCCTGACCTCCGGCCTGGCAAAGAAACTGGATATCTTCTACGCCGCCGCCAAGCTGACCGATGAGCAGTATGCCGAGCTGACCGAGATGCTGACCGAAAAGACCAGCGCCTGATCGGGCCGAAAAAGGACGTGATACATATGGCGATCAAACAGTACAGCCTGAAGAGGGACGGCGCAAAGCAGCTCTCTCCCGCATTCCGCGTGCGGGAGTTCCGTTGCCGCGACGGCACCGACACCATCCTCATTGACGAGGGCCTTGTGGTGCTGCTGCAGTGCATCCGGGAGCACTTCGGCAAGCCGGTGACCATCACCAGCGGCTACCGCACCGCCAGCCACAACACGAGGGTGGGCGGCTCTAAATCCAGCCAGCACCTGCTGGGCCGTGCCGCGGACATTCAGGTGCAGGACACCGACCCGCTGGCCGTGACCGCCTACGCCGAAAGCCTGATGCCGGACTGGGGCGGCGTTGGCCGCTATCCCGTCAAGGCAGGCCGGGCCAAGGGCTGGGTGCACGTGGACACCCGCCCGAACAAGAGCCGGTGGACGCTGTGAGGGGGTGAGACCAGTGGAAAGCATCATCTCAGCCATCCTTGCCGGTGCGGTGACCCTGATCGGCGTGCTGATCGCCAACAGCCGCAGTCAGGCCGTGACCGACACCAAGCTGGAAGAGCTGACCCGCGAGGTGCGGGAGCACAACAATTTTGCCCGCCGCGTCCCCATTTTGGAAGAGCAGATGAAGGTGGCCAACCACCGCATCGCTGATTTAGAAGCAGACGAACACGAAAGAGAAAGGACCCAACTATGAACGCACACACCTACAACGCACCCACTATCTCCGCAGGCACCATTGCCCGCACCGCCTGCCTGCTGCTGGCCCTGACCAATCAGGTGCTCAGCGCCTGCGGCAAGCCCGTGCTGCCCATCGAGAGCCAGACCGTGGAGCAGCTGGTCACCGCCGGCATCACCACCGTTGCCGCGCTGGTCGCGTGGTGGAAGAACAACAGCTTCACTACCGCAGCCCTTCAGGCAGACCAGACCTACGACAAGCTGAAGGCACAGGGAAAGTAA